CCGCGCTGGAATGTCCGCATAGTGATCGTGTCAAGGTTATGCGCCACGATATAACCCGCGATATCCTCAATGACGGGCTGGTCCTCGGACAAGCCTAGAACGCCATTATAGAACGCCATACTATGCTTGATGACATATCCGTTCAGGAACCGCTCCACGCGCCGCGCTGTGTCTTCTGTAATGACCGCAGGCAACTCCTCTGCGTTAGCATTCTCGATACAATGCCAGATTACGCACATGCGGGGAAACAGCCCCTCAAACTTGCCTAGGTGCGCAGCCATCTTTTTGTTGATGCGCTCCATGGCTGCAACCATTTCGTGGTACTCCGCATACATGGCTGTGCGGATATCCTGCGCGCCCTGATCGAACGTCAAGGGTAGGTCGCCCATGAAGTTTCGCGGCGGGTTCATATGGTGCAGGCGTTCCACCAAGGCATCATACTCGGTAGACACATCCGGGAGTTCGTCATCGGTTCCTAACGTAGACGGCTGCAACACGCATGGAATGAAGCGCTGGATTAAACCATCATCGGTAGCGTCTGCCATGACACGGCGAATGGCGTCCGGCTGAATACCACCTAGAATGGCAATAGACAGATTATCGATAAGGATAGGCTTGCGTGATACACGGTTCACGGCATACTGCCCGCCCCCATAGGCCTGAAGCCAGAACGCACGGTCTTTTGCGGAGCCTTTTCCGCCTGCATACTTCTCGATACCGCCGAACCAGCCTGAAAGCTCATCCTGCAAAGCCAGAATACCATCAGGGCTATGAACGCAAACCTCCTGCGCTGCCTCCATGGTGGTATCCTCGATACGCAAGCGGCGCGCCACAGGCATATCGCCGCCTTCGCCATTTTCCTTCCAGTCAAGGAAATCCTTATCGTATTGATAGAGAAGGTCCGCGTCCAAGGCTTTAACCTTGTGTGATGCAGCGTTCATCATAGGTGATTTCTTGTAGCTGGGGTCGCCTACCAGCATAACCCATAGGCGCGCACTTTCGGTCCAGTTCTCGTTTCGCTTGACCTTCAGTTTGATCCGATCCGGAATCATGGCGCTGCATACCGCGATGGACGCCATGACAAGCCCGCCAGGATCGCAGCCGATGGCCTGCGCACGAATGCGCGCAAAACGCTCAAGGATGGGTGGGACGATGCCGGGCGGCAATGCAGGAGGCTCGTTTTTAGCCCAGACGTTGACAGGTTCGTCGCATTCATCCTCGGGGTTAGGCTCCACAGGCATAACCGCTGCAACGCCCCGCAGAACAGCACGCACGGCATCATGGCCTAGTGCCTGCGCCATGTCGTTGAAGTCGTCGTGCGGGTCATCCGGGAGGAACACAGGGACGCCAAGTTCCTCGCCCAGCTTGAACATCTTGCCTGCCGCATTGCGATCAGCCGCGATAGCAACGTCAAGGCCATCCGCGTGAAGTTCGCGAACAAGGTCCATGACACCACTTGCCGAAAATGCCACGCTAACGCGCTCTGGGATACTTTCGTAAATGGACGCGCCAGTAGCGAATCCTTCGCAAACGATTGTGCGCCCCAGGTTGATGCCGAAATTAAGACGGCCACCCTTCATCGTGCCACCCTTGGGGAACATCTTTTTGTATTTTCCGGCATCATCCGGCTTGGGTGCAATAGTCTGCACGCACTGGATAGAGCCGTGCTTGTCATAGACCGGGACTAGCAGCCAGTTATTTTCGATCCGCGCCATATGAGGCTGGACGCCCTTGGCGGATAGGTAGCCATGGCTTTCGGGCGCAGGATGATCCTCTGCACTATGCCAGCGTTGATGGGATTCCGCAAGTACACGCAGGCGCACGGCCTCCTGATCTTCTGAACGCTCGTTGATTACGCGCTGCGCCGCCTGCCCGCTTAGGGTAATATCCCCGCCTAGACGTTCTATTGCCTCGGTCACAGTGCAGTTTTCAAACTCCTGCACAAAGTCCACGGCATCCCCATGCCAGCCGCAGGAAAAACAGTGAGCGTGATCGTCATACACCACAAAGCTAGGCGACTTCTCGTTATGGAATGGGCATAAGCCTTTGTTTTTAGTTAGCTTCACCTTACTGCCGATAAGTGCTGGCAGGTTCACAGATGCTTTTACGGCGTTCCAGTCGTGGCCCTTCAAGGGGTGCGCTCCTTCTATGCGTGCCGAGCCCTATGGCCGATAAAGCTGCGCGTGGCAAGGGGTGAATTTTTGGGGTTGACGTGTGCCAAGCGATGTGGGAATGAGGGAAGGAAGGAGAAGTGAAAATGATTGAAGTCTACAGCGCAAAATGCATCATGAACGAAACAGGGGTTGACACCATGACGGTTAGCATGCGAGGCAGTGATATCCGGTTTATTATGCAAACAGATGGAGATAATGATATCAGCGTATGGCTGGACGATGAAATGGCGCGCGAACTTGCTAATAAAATCCTTGAAGCTATTGGAAGCTAAATTATGGACTACCCAGAAGGCGTAATCATCGAATTTGACGACGACGAAACAGAGACGTTTACAAAGGCCGAAATCATGGCTAGTGTTGACGTGGAGTGGCTGCGCGATAGCAACCGTGATGTTGGTGAAATCCTGGCAGAGATGCGTGTTAAGTCGCGCGTCCTGCGGGATAGCGGCATCGTCAACGGCAAGTTTGCATACAAGATGCAGGCTTATGCGATGGTAGAGCACTGGACGCGTAAGCGGCTTTATGAGATTGAGGGTTTGCCAAGCACGTATGGCCTGCCGGAACGTGTGGAGCGTTTGGAGAAATTGATGAAGGAGAAGGAAATTGCCGATTGACTGGACTAAGCCACTTGAATTGATGGATGGTACGCCTGTGCGGCTAAATGAAAAAAGGTAGGAGTGAATAAATGAGCATTCTAGCAAAAGCCGAAAAACCAAAGCCAAGCACCAAGATCGTAACCCTGTGCGGCACTCCTGGATCAGGTAAAGACACAACCGCAGCATCGTGGCCGCAACCCTCGTTCATCATCAGGACGACTGGCGAGAATACCCCGGATGACGTGCCAGAGGAGTTTCGCCCTGTCAGCCTTGGTGTGACCGATAGCTACAAGAAACTTATCCAGCAGCTTACAGCACTTATCAATGATGAGCACGATTTCAAGACAGTGATTTTTAGCACCGTTACCGGCCTTGAAACCATGTTTGTAAATGAGGTTGTGGCGAACGACGCCAAGGCTAACAACATCCAGCAGGCAGCTGGCGGCTATGGTGCAGGGCGTGACACCGTAGCGGGGATGCACAACCGCGTTGGAAAGGCCGCCGAGGCGCTGAAATCCAAGGGCATCCATGTCGTGTTTTTGGCCCATAGTGACATCATCACGGTTACGCCGCCCGACAGCGATAACTACACCTCGTGGTCTTTGCGTATGAACGCGAAGTCTATCACGCCTTATGTCGATAACGTGGATGTTGTCGGCTTCATCAAGCAGGAGATGGCCCTTATCGGGGATGACAAGAAGAAGCGGGCAATCACCAGCGGGGACCGCATTCTTGTATGCACCATGACCCCTTCAGCGGTAGCCAAGAACCGTCTTGGCATTACCGAGGACATCCCCATCATTAAGGGTGTTAATCCACTTGGGCCTTGGCTTGGGCTTGCGCCTATACCTACGCCTGCACCTGAAAATGAGCCTGAAACCACTAACGCAGAAGAAGAAGATGAAGGCATGACTTGAACGCAAATTGAAAGCATTTCGGGTGAAGTGCTTTGGCCTTCCGTTAACTAAAAAGGATATAGTATGAGTTTCTGGACCACCAGCGATGGCGCAGCAGTAGACACCGCCAATAAGGAATACGAAACCGCAGGCGGCGGTGTGCTCATCCCGGACAACAGTAGCGTCTTGGCGTTTATCAAGGATGCCGGGATTAAGCAGGACGTCAATTTCAATAGCTATTACTTCATTGACTGGACCGCGATGAAGCCGGAACCCGTGGAGGGCGCGTTCATCCGCCAGAAGCTGTGGCTTATCGACGATGACCCGCAGGCGAAAGACCCGAAGAAGAAGCGCGACAACGGCCTGCGTATGCTCGGCGCTATTGATGCTAACTGCGGCGGCAAGCTGGCAACCCTCAAGGCTGCGCCTACCGATGAGCAAATGAAAATCGCGCTGGTCAATAAACAGCTTGTCATTCGTACTAAGGTGTGGGAAATGAATGGCAGTGAGGGCAACTGGGTGGCTGGGGTGTTCGCGAAGACTGCGCCGGTTGAACTAAAGGGAGAAGTTAAGGCTAAGGCCTCTGCGCCCGCAAAGACCGCTGAGAAGTCGGATGATGGATGGGGTGCAGCCGGGGGTGGTTTTGGCGATGACTTGGAGGACTCAATCCCTTTTGATTGATGGGTGTCAAGTCTAGAATGGATAATGCCACTTGACACCCCTATGAACCTCCATTAGATATGATACGTTATCTTTTCTAATGGAGGTTTTATGGAAGATAATTGCCTGCCTGAAATTTGGTTGCCCGTTCCCTCTAAGCCTGGTCTTATTGCTAGTTCATGGGGAAGGATAAAAACTCCTGATAGTGAGGCTAGGATGCCTCATGGTGGAATGAGGAAGTATTGCCCGAAACCTACTTATGGGGTTAAGTGCAAATCTAGTAAGACGGCTAGGCATGAATATTTCGGGCTTTATAATAAATCTTATGGAAATATAAAAGTTCATCGTGCTGTTTGCGAGGCTTTTCATGGCTCTCCTCCAGAGGGGAAGCCTTACGTTCTACATTTAGATGAAAATGCCTTAAATAATAAGCCAGAAAATTTGCAGTGGGGTTCCCAAAAGGAAAACCTAAATGCAAAAGGATTCATTGAATATTGCAAAGCTAGAACGGGCGATAACAGCCCTCGTATTAAAGGGGATAAGGCCAAAGCCCTTAACCCCTAATCTTACCGGACCCTGCTTAACGGCAGGGCGAGGCTAAGGTTAGGAGTGTGGAGAATGGAACTACCAAAAGACTATAGGAAGCTAACGCAGCCGCAACGCCGAGAAGTCAGAGAAGAGTATGTGCGTAGGCAAAATGGGAATTGCCCGCATTGCGGGCGAAGCCTTAAAGGTGATCCAGCATCACACATCACAGCAAAGCGCCTTGATTTGCGTAGATTCCCCCCGAACTTCCTGAAATGGCCTGTTCACCTGCACCATAATCACAATACCGGAATGACGATTGCAGCCGTTCATGCATATTGTAATGGTGTGCTTTGGCAGTATCATGGAGAATAAAGTATGATAGAACAACGCACACCCGAATGGCACGAACAACGTAAAAACCGCGTAACCGGCAGCATCTGCGGAGCCATCCTCGGGTTGTCCCCCTACATGACCCGCGCAGACGCGATGCGTAGCATGGTGCGCGCCAGTCTAGGAGAGCCTTCTGAATTTTCCGGAAACGTGGCGACGGATTGGGGAACCGCAAACGAACCCACGGCCATTACCGATTTTGAAATGGATACCGGAATTACGGTCGAGCCTGCGCCGTTCGTCATGTTTGAAGACTGGCTTGGAGCCAGCCCGGACGGATATACCAGTGACGGCGGGCTAATTGAGGTAAAAGCCCCTTACTCACTGCGCAAGGCATCACATCCCGTTCCATTCAAGAGCATCGACGATCAGGAGCACTACGCAGCACAAATCCAAGTACAGCTTTTTGTTACAGAACGCGATTTCTGCCATTTCTGGCAGTGGACGCCTGCGGATACCAGCCATGTTATTGTGCGCCGGGACGATGAATGGCTTGCGCAGAATATCTCACGCCTCAAGCAGTTCTACGCCGAATTCCTGGACGACCTAGCATACCCAGAGGAACACCTAGCCCCCAAGCGCGCCACAATCGACACCCCAGCAGCGGCCAGAGCCGTAGCAGAATGGGACACGCTATGCGAGCAAATCGACAACCTCACGGATCGCAAGAAGGATTTGCTTGCCGAGATGGTCGCCATGTCTGGTGATAAGAATGCCTTGCTTGCTGGGCGTAAGTTGACTAAGGTTGAGCGCGCTGGCGCTATCTCATACGCTAAAGCGATTGCCGAGTTAGCGTCGGAAGCGAATTTGGAAAAATGGCGCGGGAAAGCGTCGGCTAGTTGGAAGCTTACGTGATGAAACTAATGCATGGCGACTGCCTTGAATTGATGCTGGAACTGCCCGATGCCAGCGTGGACATGGTGCTGTGCGATCTGCCGTATGGGACGACCTCTTGCGCGTGGGATAGCGTAATCCCATTCGAACCGTTGTGGGCGCAGTATAAGCGGATAGCCAAGCCGAACGCAGCTATGGTTTTAACCGCCGCGCAGCCGTTCACCACCGCATTGATCGCCAGCAACATGCGTGATTTCCGCTATTGCCTGGTATGGGACAAAGTTGGGACCACCGGGTTCCAGACCGCCAAGGTTATGCCCCTGCGCCGCCATGAAGATATTTGCGTATTCTATGGCGCAAAGCCGCCTTACAATCCGGCGATGGAGACGCGGGGAGCGCCCCGCAAAAAGGGCGGCAGTCAGACGGATAATGGTTGCTATGGCGATCTGCGCAGCACGGAAAGTTTCAACAATTCCTATTATCCCACGTCGATAATCCAGGTTTCGAATGCTTCGAAACGCGGACTGGTCCATCCGACGCAAAAACCTGTCGCGCTAATGGAATACCTAATCCGCACCTACACGAACCCCGGCGACACCGTCCTCGATAACTGCATGGGCAGCGGAACCACCGGCGTGGCGTGCGTGAACACTGGCCGCGACTTCGTCGGGATTGAGCGTGACGATAAGTATTTCGAAATTGCGCGCGAGCGGATTCAGGGTGCTAAAGGAAAACTGCTATGAAATATATGGGATCGAAAGCGCGACACGCTAAGGAACTTCTGCCGATCATCCTTGCTAATCGCAAGTTTGGTCAGTGTTATATTGAGCCGTTTGTAGGCGGCGCTAATATGATTGATAAGGTTGATGGGTTGAGGATTGGCTCTGATGCTCATCCGCACCTCATTGCCTTGTGGCGCGCTGTTTCTGACGGATGGGAGCCTCCTACAGAGGTTAGTGAGACTGAGTATGCCGAGGCGCGCAAGGCCAACCTAGTAGATGCCTTGACTGGGTTTATTGGGTTTGGGGCATCGTATTCTGGAAAGTGGTGGGGAGGTTACGCTCGCGGCGATAAACCTGACGGCACACCTAGAAACTATGCCGCCGAAAGTTGCCGCAACATAATGAAACAAGCACCAAACCTTCGTGGCGTAGAGTTTCACAACTTGAAATACCAGGATTTGGAAATCCCCCCACAATCCATAATATACTGTGACCCGCCATATGCAGGCACTACCGGCTATAAGACAGGTTCATTCGATCATGCCGAGTTCTGGCAGTGGTGCGATGCGCGTCACGATGAAGGTCATACTGTGTTCGTCAGTGAGTACACCGCGCCAGATCACTGGCAGTGCGTATGGCAGAAGGTTGTGAACAACACGCTTGTTCGTGACACCGGCTCCAAGACTGGTGTTGAGAAGCTGTTTACGCGGGCATAAAGGCATGAAACATGAAACTACGCCCGTACCAACAGCGATCTTGTGACGCCGCGATTGATGAAGTACGCACCAGCATAGAGCCATGCCTGATCGAGGCGAGTCCTGCGGCAGGCAAGTCATTTATGATTGCCGATCTAGCGCGCAGGTTGCACGAAATGAGCGGAGGCAAGCGCGTTCTGGTCATCGCGCCATCTGCTACACTGGTTAAGCAGGACTATGAAAAGTTCCTGCTAACCGGCATGAAAGCCTCGATCTTTTCCGCCAGTGCTGGCGCTAAGTCCACGCGCAACTTTGTAGTGTTCGCGACCCCGTTAACGGTGCGCAACGCTATCAGCCGGTTTAAGCGCCAGGGCCAGGATGGTTATTGCGCCGTGATCGTTGATGAGGCGCACGGCATAACACCTACCATTCGCGATATCATCGACCAGATGCGCGAGGCTAATCCTAACCTGCGCGTCATCGGGCTTACTGGCACACCCTACATCTTGAATAAGGGCTACATCTATCGGATTGGCCCTGAAGGTACGACAAACGGCGACGATGTAACCCGTGATCCGTATTTCCTGCGCTGCGTCTATTGCGTCTCGGCGCAGGAGATGCTTGCGGATGGTTTTATCACGCCGATGCAGGTTGCACCTATCAATGTTAACCCTAATCCCGTCCTACTGCCTAACGGCTGCCCGCAGCCCGCAGGTGGGCCTGACAGGGCGCACATTGGATGGGGCGACAAGACGGCGCAAGTCGTTGCTGACACACTTGAACAGGCGCAGGATATATTCGGCGGGGTGATGTTTTTCGCGTCGTCTATTTCTCATGCAGAGGAAATTCTAGCCAGCCTCCCGATTGAAAAAAGCGGTATGGTTACGGGTGAAAAGTCATTCCTGCGTGGTAAGCCTGCCGAGCAAAGCAAGGTGCAGGATGCGTATCGCAATCTTGATATTCGCTATATCGTGTCGGTTGGCCAGCTAACCACGGGCTTCGATGTGTCCCATACGTCAGTTATCTCATTGCTCCGCGACACTGATTCCGCAGCCCTCTTGGAACAGATCCTAGGCCGTGCTTGGCGCTTGGATGACCGCAAGCCGCATTCGATATTCCTTGACTACGTGGGGGCTGCTGAGAAGCATTTCCCCGATGGGAATATCTACACACCACTCATCAAGGCTAAGACCGCTCCTGGCGCTGGCGTTGGCCGTGAGTTCCATTGCCCGGACTGCGCGTTCGTCAACACCTTTACGGTCAAGGAAGAATTTCAGGACTGGCCCTCGGTTGACGCTGCGGGGTATTGCCTGGATTCGTTCGGTGAACAGGTTATGACGGAATACGGACCGGAGCCTATCCATTATGGACGGCGATGTTTTGGCATCATAGGTGGTATGGAGCGCGGATCATACGTGCGTTGCAACTATCGCTACACGTCAAAGGAATGTGGATCGTGCGGCGAGCCTAACGACATTAGTGCCCGGACTTGTTCCACATGCAAATCAAGGCTGGTTGATCCGAACGAAAAAATCCTAATGGACTTCAGGGCCCATAAGAAAGACCCGTACCAGGTGCAGACCGATGAAGTCCTATCTATGGATACCAAGGAGAACATTTCAGCGCGCGGCAACAGGACGTTGCGCGTTGACCTAAAGACACCGCATCGACAATTCAGTTTGTATTTCCTGCCCGACGCTAAGGGCGGCAAACCTCTTGAAGACTGGCGTAAATTCCAGCAAGCAAGGGAGTTCGGAAGTCCCGATACCATATCCTATGTGAAGGATAGGGATAGCGGTTTCTTCAGGGCACTCGCATACAACATGGAAGCCGATGCACCACCAGAGAAGGTAGCGGTATGAGTGTAATCATAAGCAAAACTCGCAAAACGCATCAATACGAATATTGTCCGGCTGGCTGCGAAAAGCAGTGGTATGGCGGAAAGGGATGGCCAGCATGAACCTAAACCTAAAAGGCGTCCGCATATACGGAGACACGGCATATCGCGGTGACTGCCCAAAAGAGGATTTTGAGCAAATCAGCTTCTTTTCAAAGCTGCGCCGGGAATACCCGGATAGTTATGGATTGATCGCGGTGCATCCCAGGAATGAGCAGAAGTTGAAAGGGGGGCAATTCGCGGCGCTTAACAAGCATAAGCTGGAAGGCCAGTGCAAGGGCTCTAGCGACATCCTAATCCCGGCAGGGCGTGGGTTCGTGTGCGAGATGAAGCGCGTTGACCATATGGCCTGTTCATGGCAGAGCGGCCAGAGGGAGTACCTGGAGGCCGCTGCGGCTCTAGGCGCGTTCTCATGCGTGGCCCTAGGCGCTGCTGCGGCTTGGGAGGCTTTTCAGGATTACATAAACGAAAAGGGGGCTTAGAGCCCCCTTCTTTTTCACCTAACCTTATAATGTTTTTCGAAAGCCTCCAGATCGCGCACCTCCTTAAACAAGGGTGGCGCAAACTTACGCCACATTGTTCGAACAAATGGGTCTTCCATGTGTTCATTAAACATGGCCTTTAGGCCAAACCGAACGGCGGAGCGGTCATACCCACCTATATAGCCACCTGCCTGCGCCTTGCTTGCGCCGCGAGCTAGGAATAGGGCGCATAGAAAATGCCGAACCTGAACGTATTCAGGAAGTTTTGATTTTTCCATCAAGGCCTTTGCGGACACATCAAACTGAACGCACACAGCAACTATAACTTCAATCGTGCTGGTCAATTTGCTGACATCAACGATAGACTGATTTGTGTGCGTCAAGGTGACGGGAGGGCGTTTAGCCTTATAATCGCGAGGCGCACGGGCTGGACGTAGATCAGGGTGGACTGGAAGCCTGTAAGGCGAATCACTAACAGGCTCATTGGTGTAGGCATTGACACCACCGCGATTACGCCAGTCGTTCAAATCTTCCCATTCCTTGCGCATCTTGGTGATTTCCTCAATGCTGGGGCAAGTTGACCATTCTTCCAGCGTGCGAGCGCGGACGGTGGACGGGTCTTTGATGTACGATACAAGCCTGCGAACATACTGCATTGCGTTGCGGCTAGGATCGGATGTCATGCCGCTGCGGACTTGCCAGTTATCGGTTTCGTTCACTTGCTTACCTCATGGCGGTGTGCGATAAATTTGCCAAGCATGATTGCCATTGGCACCTGAAGCGCGAGATAAATTCCTATTGCGTACCACATTTTGCGTTCTCCGTTAATGTGCCGTCTATCCTAGCGGAGTGGATGGGTATGGCAAGTTATTTTTTGGGGTTGCATGGGTTATTTTTTTGGGGTACGGAATGGGGCGTAGATAAAGAAAATTGATGTGATCAATATGGATTTAGAAAGGACGCCGCCCCATGACGCATGAACAAATCCGCGAGGTGGACGAACACGGCATCGCGCCATGCCCGTTCTGTGGACAGCCGCTTACCTATTCATCTGGACGATTTAACAAGGCAGGCCGCTGCGATACGGTCGGTTGCTGGCTGAACGAACGCAAAATGACGGTTCCGGTGGACGCGCTAGATCAGGTCGCGCAGTTTAACACCCGACCCCCAGCGGACATTTGCGGTGGGGAGGTGGTGGACCCTGAACTTATCGCCCGCGTCGAGTTCATCATGAACGCGCCGGGGAAGGAACGCTGGAAAGTCGCGAACCTCACGAACTACGATTGGCGCCGCATCCTAGCCGCTCTCTCGTCCCGCTCGGCAACCCCCGAGGTGGGCGGGGAGGAACTGGTGGAGCGGGTGGCTTTTTCGATGTGGAAAGCTGAGGCGATGCGCGCGGCACCGAACGTCGGGAAGCACCGTACCATCCAGCAGTTTCGCGAGGAACTTCCGTGGACCAAAGAAAAGTGGCTAGGTCTTTCTCGCGCCGCCATCGCAGCAATGCCCACCCCCGACGCCACCAGGGCTGAGACGACGGCGCAGGTGGTGGCTTGGTTGAACAATCGTGCGCTGGAGCAAATCTCTGATGACAGCGGTGTGCCAAACGACGATCACGCCGCCGCACGATACAACGCTTTACATTTCGCGGCACTGGATTTGGCGCGCGGCTTCCACCTGACGGGAGGCGGGGAATGAGGAAGTCGTCCAGAAAGCAGATTATTAAAGCCAATGTTGAAGGTGCCTTGCTGGCCCTATTCACCGGAACGATCATTTTTCTAATTGTCATAGATGTTAACGGCTCGTGGAATGTCGGCCTTCCGGGGACGACAGCCATAATACTCATGCTGACCGCCATGTGGGGCTACGTCGCAAGCCTTTCGTGCATTGGAAATGATGGATAGGCGTAACCCCGATGGGTCCTTGCGAGCATGGTAACCCGGATTTTGAGCAATGCGCCGAGTGCAGGAGCGAGTAATGTTACGCCGCCTGTTTTGTAAAATCGGTTGGCATAGTTGGGTCTCAACTACGTTCAACGACATCAGCGGAAACGGCGATACAGGCTACACCTGCCTATATTGTTACCGGCGTAAATCTAACAAAGGATAAAACAACATGAGCGTTAAATTCACAGGCGGCTTCGGTCCCATCATTCTGCCCGACAACACAGCGCCAGGCGACGTAACGACCACGTTTCCTGCGACGCACGCGGCGCTGACTCTGGATGACGGTGCAGATGTCGGGCCCACGCATCCCGAACTGGTGGCGGCACTGGTGAAGCGTCCGTCGCTCATCAGGGAAACGCTCTCCTGCGAAAAGGTCGATCTTATCCACGCCGTACTTGGCATCAGCGGCGAAGCCGGCGAATTGCTCGACGCGATAAAGAAGCACGCCATCTACAACAAGCCGATCGACCTGGAAAACGTGATCGAGGAACTAGGCGACCTTGAGTTCTACATAGAACAGCTTCGCCAGCGACTCGTTATCACGCGCGAGGAAACGCTGGAACACAACATCGCGAAGTTGAGCGTTCGTTATGCCGGGTTGAATTATTCCGATGCAGCGGCGCAGGAACGCGCGGATAAGCGTTGACGTGCCTACATAGTCACCATAAAGTTGAGAGCACCACAGAGGGAAGTGATTCGTATGGAACCCAAGATTCAGACCGCCGAAGAAATCGCGAAGTGCATTGCCGACGCGACGCCTGAAGCGCCGTGCAAGCGTCTCGGAGCAGAAGCAACGCGCGAAAAACGCGCCCGTAAGCCCCGTGTCAAGAAGGCGGTTGCCGCGTGATCCGTGCAAACAACGGCCTGTAACATGCCCAGCAGCACGCCCGGACCAATACCCTTTACGGGACCGTTCCTGTCAGCCCTAAAAGAAGCAACCATGGAGCGCCTGGATTACATCGAGAAATATCCTGTCGTCATGGGTTATTCGCCTGTGTGGAACGAATACAACATGGAAAATAGGAAGCGTGAATATCTACGGCTGCAGGCCGTTCTATCGCTTCTTTTGATGCTTGAGGAACCTGAAGTTCACGATGAGTTAGATTTGGAAATTTCAGCTATTGACATGGAGCATTATCTGGACGAAGATAGCCGTCTGGAATCTAGGGCGCTGGAAATCATGCTCAGGAAGGTACATTGAGATGCTACGGAAACTTTGGGATGTGTATGTTTGGCTCGTTCTTGAACATCGCAAGGCATGCGAGGGCTACACCGTGAATTATACGAAAGGCCCGGAACGTGCCTGAATCCTGGCGCAACCACACCACCTACGCCCAGCGCGTGCATCATTACGGCCCTGTTAATCCGCGCCGAAGCACGCCGTGGATGACTATAATTGTTGTTGTGGTGGCACTTTTGCTGCCTTGGTTTGTGTAGGACGCGCAATGCATAAAAAAATCACCAGCACCATCAACGCGCGCCGTGAAATGTCCGTCCATCAAATTATCGCGGCGCTACCTGATTGCCAACCATGCCTTGAGCGCATGATAGATCATGGCGCGCTTCGGGTTACTGGCGCTTTGAGGCTCAGGGTAAAATGACATACGAGCAGATGTATAAACGCTATTACCGGGATGTGCTATGGTACATGCAGCGCAAGTGCAATCCTGTTATCCTAGACCCCCTTGAAGTGACGCAAGATGTTTTCCTGCGTGCATGGAAAGAGTGGGGCAACAGGATGCAGGACGACATCAAGCGTTGGCTTTTTACCCTCTCTAAAAGAGTTCTGTGGTATGTTAGTAAATACGCATACGCGCAGAAGAAACAAAGTAATGGCATTTGCGCTTGGGATGAACAATCCGACACCCGTAACGTAAGGGCTACTCAGGAGGATTCAGTGCTCTTGAGGCAGCTTGACATAGCTATTGACAATCTGCCTGAAGCGCAGCGTTATGCTATGCGCGGCGCCATGCAGGGGCTTAACAATAAAGAGATTGCCGATATGAAAGGCAATGTCTCCATCCAGGCTATATTCGGCTCCTTGCAATCAGCACGCAAAAAACTGCTCTTGATAACGGAATAAATATGACAATTAGCAAAGTTGGATTAACGACACCTTCAGTGGGCTACAAGCCATTCCGGTATGGGCAGGCGTATGAATACTGGCAGACACAGCAACGAGTGCATTGGCTTGCGGAGGAGGTGCCTTTAGGACAAGACTGCCAGCAATGGATTGATGGCACACTTTCGCCTGAAGAAAAGAATTTGCTGACGCAGATTTTTAAGTATTTCACGCAGGCTGACATTGAAGTGCAGAATTGCTACCATGAGCAATATGGCAAAGTCTTTAAGCCTACAGAAGTAAAGATGATGCTTGCGGCATTTTCGAATGCCGAGACTATCCATGTTGCAGCATATTCGCATCTTATCGACACTATCGGCATGGATGAGTCGCAGTACAGTGCGTTCATGGACCTTGAGGCCATGCGTGATAAGCATGACTACATGCAGCAATTTGGCGTTGAAAGCGACGCTGCGATTCTAACTACCCTCGCTTGCTTTGGGGCCTTTACCGAAGGTTTGCAGCTTTTTGCCAGTTTTGCAATGCTGCTAAACTTCCAGCGATTTAACAAGATGAAGGGCATGGGCCAGATCGTAACATGGTCCGTCCGGGATGAAAGCCTGCACTGTGAAGGTATTATCTGGCTGTTTCACCAGTTTGCCCGCGAAACAGGCGCACTCACAAATGAAGTCAAAGAGGCTATCATTCAGCACTGCCGCAATGTCGTGGCGCTTGAAGATAAGTTTATCGACTTGGTTTTTGAGATGGGTGGTGTTAAAGGCATGGAGCCTGGAGACATAAAGCAATATATCCGGTTCATTGCGGATTGGCGTCTAGGCCAACTGGGTCTTGAGCCAATCTATCTTATTGAAGATCACCCATTGCCATGGCTTCAGCCCATCCTTAACGGAGTTGAGCATGCTAACTTTTTCGAGGCTCGCGCCACCGAGTATTCAAAGGCTGCTACAACCGGAACATGGCAAGACACTTGGGCAAACTTTGACAGCAGGAAGATTATTCATGGATGAGGTTAAACAGATTGACAGGGACTATGCAGCGCGTATTGTTCTGGATTCCGGCTCATGGAAAGCCGGAAACGCCATTAAAGAAGGCAAAGACGATGGACATTATATCGTGAGATACATGATGGAATTTCGCAATGCTTTGGAGTGTGAGTATGAACCGTGAATCTATTAAAAAGCTAACCTTTTGCCTTCCGTTTAACAGCAATAAGGATTCCGCGTCATGAAGGGTTGCCTTCCAATGATCCTGTTTGGATTTATCGGTCTTTTGGTTATGGGGCCAATCGGTTTGTTGATTGGCGTTGTCATCGGTGGTTTTATCGGTTGCTCTAGCTGATAACGCTAAACTGAGCTATTACCTCAAGGTGTCTTTCATCGCTGGTTTGGATTCCGCAGCGCACGCGGACCAAACCAGGGGAGCCGCCTGCAATCCAAATCTCTTGAACGGGCCCGTCAAAGTCCACCTCGATAATATCAACATCACCAAGCATAGTGACTGCGGTTGACGTTATGATGGTTGCGCCATCAAGGATGGCGGCCCAATCGACAGAGTTTGGAAATTGTTCGTCAGGATATTTGTCAGTCCACTTGCCAATCATTTATCAACTCCGATGCGGTTTTTTCTGGACGGAACAATTAAACTGTGGATTCTGGATGCAACCGAAAAGGCGGTTTTGCGGGATTGAACATAAATCGTGCTACGATATGGCGCGTCAAGATCGCCTTGGCTGGACACCGTGCCGTTAGCGAGAAGTTTTGCCGCGTACTCTGCAAATGCCGACAGCGCGCCAGACAGGGCGGATAGCGCCGCCGATGCAAAAGTTGATGCTGCCGAGACAGAACCTGCCATCGAGCCATTTAGGCTAGAGATTGCGCTAGAAGCGAGCCTTGATAGTGGCGACAGTTTGCTAGACAGAGCCCCAGACACCGAAGATATAGCCGAAGATGCAAGTCGTGATGTGGTGGATATTTTTGCGTTAAGCGCGCCGGTTGCCGTAGACTGCCCGGATGATGCCAAGAGCACAATGGCAGCTTCACGTCCTGTGACGTTGCCAGCCACGCTACTTGACGCGACTATAGCCAGCCTTGAGGTGGTGGCGAGTTTTCCTGCCATTGTCCCGGTTATGGGGCTTGGACCTACGTCCGCAGCAGGTTCAAGGATGATGAACACACGCGCAGATGCACCAGACGGGGAAACTGTAACCGAGCCCGCTGTTTCAGTCGCGGCGGCTAAGTTGCGCTGCTGATAGTACGCAGTGAGACTCTGATCTATGCCGGTTGTACCACTGCCGGTTCTCATGGCGGTGCCATAAGCATAATCAGCCGATGGGGTTATGCTGGTCTTGTCGCGGTTCAAGCCCGCTAGGCCCAACATTAAGTTGTCTTTTACACCCCAGCTTGCCGTAACAGTCGGCCAAGCGAACGAGGATGCGAACCCGTTGGATTGCGTGGCTGCGTTCGTATTGCCCGTTGCGCCGCCGATCCGGTAAACCATGCCAAGGGGGCGGCCAGCCACGCCCAGCGTTAGCGTAAGAGTCTTGCCGTCCTCGGTTCCGTCCGCAACGCGCTTGTAAACGGAAATGAACGCATCGGTTCGGTATATTTGCCCTACGAGCGTCCACGTTCCTGCAGTGGCGTTATCCCATGCAACGCTGGTGACGTTGAAGCCACCGTGAATGGCTGCAATCAGGACATCGCCCGCGTTTATGATCGCGGGCAGATTGAGTGCATAACTGGTCGTAGCCGAACCGATATCTGGCGTGCTATCGGTCGGCGTGACGCTTAATATCGACGGGAACGCCACGCAAGCCTATCCTTACGTGTGCGTAATCGTGGCGGTGGAAAGCGTGACAGACTGCGTTTGCGCGATGTTAGTATTATTCAGAAGGATAACGCTTTCATCCGAGCCAACCGAGGAACCATTCACGCGCACGTCAATCCCAGTATGCGTAACCGTGCCATCGGATTTCTTAATCCGGGCGGTTGTCGCGTTAATCCCGGTTGACGCCGCAGCAGTGCCGGTAGCCGCGCCAGTAAACGCCAAGGTCCATACAAGCCCAGACACGGTGCCTGCGGTTGCGGAAAGCGTGAACACGGCAAGCACTGCGCTGGACGCACTAAGGAGTTCCAGCGAGCCATTGACAACAAGCAACCGCTCAGCGTTAAGGTGTGCAGTTTTCAGTTCATCAGATACGATCATAACCATTAGATATTACCCCTCACTTAGCCAAACCTTTGTCGGCCAAACTTTGACCCCATTCGTATGCGGACTGCGCATAAACCCACGCGCCATCGCAAGCCTTTAAGTCGGATTCGTCAACCGCCACGATGGTTTCGGGGGCGGTGACTTCAGGAAGTCCGGACGCTCGATTACTGGCGGCAATGGCTTTAGCGGCGGGACATTGTTGCACGCGGTTAGCACGAATGTAAGCATCAAGGCTGTCGCTAGTTTCAGTGAGTTCTTCATAGGTTTGCTGCGCCTCCTTTGACGCGGTTTTAGCATCTGCGGTAGCCTTAGCGGTTGCGGCTGCAGCAGCCTTTGACTTAGCCTGCCACTCCGCAATGTCGGCGGTGTATCGTTCCTGGATATTCGCGCGACTAACCCAAAGCCATAGGCTGATAGCCGCCAAGATGGCGCAAGCCGAAGCTGCTGGGTAGCGCGCAATGAAGCCCCATGCGTTGCGTAGGGCCAAGATGATCCATGTCATTCTTCCGCATCCTTGACATTTACAGGGTCTTCAGGGGTGCCTTTTGGCAAAGATGGCAAGCGTTCATTACCACGACTAGGAACTAGTCCGGGCGCAAGCATACCCAAAACGCCTATAAGGCCGGTCATAATAGCAAGGTCAGCCCCGCTCCCGCCGATCTTTGACAGCAGGACAACCGCAATCAAGGTGGCGATAAAAGCCACCAATCCGGTGATGCGGGCTTGGGATATCACCCTAACCCACCATACAACTTAGCCTCATCAGCACGCCTGCTTTTTAGGCCAGCCATAACGCGGCCCGCAGCCTTGTTCCAACGCGCAAATTCCAGCTTGGCCCCGGTATAATCACCAGCCTTGTGCTTGCGCAGAAGTGTGGATGAATTGAAATTACCAATCCCTACATTGTAGGCAAGGGACACCATTGCATCAAACTGGTCCTGCGTGGTTTTAGCCCCTGCAAGCGCCTTAGATACGCCATCGGAGAACTGCGCAACATGGCTGGCAAACCTCTCTTGAGCCTGCGCCTTAGTCCATACCGTGCCCCGGATAATATCCTTGCCTGTAGAGCCCCATCCAATCGTCCATGGAGCACCGCCAGTAGCTGGGTCTGGATAGGACTGCACCTTGCCATTACCAAGGTCTTTGGCGTAGCCCTCCCACTTCTTAATCAGGGCCTCACCCTTACCACCTAGATTCATCGCGATCTCCATCTTGTCCAAAACCACATCAAGAGCGGCTACGTCTTCGCCAGTCAATGGCCTACCTAGTTCGGACCGCAGTACATCAAAGATGGCCTTACGGTTCACAAAATGCCCCTCCAGGCAATCCATGTCACAAACCATATGCCGTAAAGGCCAAGAGCAAGGCGCAACTTGCCAAGCACATGGATTACAGCGGTCTTAGATGCCAGCCATGCAGCCCAACCGAACCACAACAGATAGTTTGTGGTGGTAAAATCCGCAGCACTGTTTCCTGAAATGATCGTGGCTGCAAAAATGAAAAGTGCGCCGAGAGGGTGGACCCAAAGCGCAATTGAAAGCCAGAACGCCCGGTTGTTCCAGGCTTTGACGCCGGGAACCATAGCCTCCGCCTTGATGATAGGCGGAAGCCATACGCACATGATTACAGAGCCGATGGCAAGCATACCAAGTAGTAGAGAGGCGAAATCAGTCATCATCTTTTGGCAACCCTGCGAAACGCCGCCACCGCGATGGCAGTTTCTTCCTTTAGCTCATCAACAGCCGCACAAGCCGCGACTAGCCGTTCGTCATTTTTTGACTGAAACATCAAGCCATAAAACCAAGTGAGCCAAGACATAGAGTTTAACTTTCTGCGTCCCCCACTGATTTCACCACTTCCCGAGTAGCCCGAATGACTTCCCTTTGAGCGGTTACGGCTTCGATTAGTTGCAGGCCCATGCGCTCTATCACTCGGTCCTTCGCTGCATTGGAGCGAAACAAGAGAACCACAAAACCTGCTATCGGGCCATATTGTGTGGCGATTGCCAAAAACTCTTGCACTATGACCCTCGTTTAGCATTTATAGCTCCTGCACTTCGCGGCCCGTGTGTGTAAGTGCTAAGCGCATTTTGTAGTTGTGGCCAAGGCCCTGCCATGATAAACTGGATAACCGCGATCCAGTAGAGCGGATACCAGTTGTCCGGCTTCGTGTAGAAAAACCAAACAACCGGATAAACCGAGATAACCCAAAGGTCAGATGGATGTGACCGCCATAACAGCGCCGTCACGCAGACAGCTATGTCTGTAAAGAAGTAATACGCCACAGGAACGTGAACGCCTGCGCGCATATAAATGGCCTCACCTATAGCCCATTGCAGGAGCAACGCCAATGCCACTGGACGCCAAAGGCTCCCCGGCGCAAGCCAGAGAGCCATTACAGCGTACATGAGGCATTGATAGGGATTCATCCGGGCGGATCACCGGAACCGTTCCCACCGCCCCGGGTTGTGGATTCTGGCACGGGATTCGTTGGCGATACTGGTTTAGGCTCTGGCTTGTCGCATTTGCTTTCCTTGGTCATTTGATGTTCCTTTTATTGTAATACGCAGCGAACACCGGATCGCGAAGTTCGGCGGCGATCTGCGCCTCGGTGAGTTGTCCCGACCTGATGCAGGTGAGGATGCGTTCAAACTTGCTCATACCGATTTTACCTCAACCTCTGGCGCGTCGATGATGTCGTCGATGAACTGCAAAATCGTCTTGTCGGCACGAACGAACTGGGCACTTTCTACGCGACGCTTGACGAAATCGAACTCGGACTCTTCAAGCAGAAGAAACCCGTCTTCAGCATCGTCCAGCTTGTCAATGACCTTAACTGCGGCACGAAGTTGCGAGAGGTTGTAAGGCTCACGGCCTGGAGTCGAAATGATCTGCTTCAGGTCCGCTCGGTAGTTGGAATTGTCGTATTCTTTAAGTTCGATCTTGCGCATGTTGGCTCCTTATGCGTTACGCGTTGAAATACTGGACCTTGTAGGCCGACCCGTTGAGTTTGATAGTGAAGTAGCCGGCACCTGTGCCCGCGCTGCCTGCGACCACGGGATCGACAAAATCAACCACGCCTGTGCCTTGCCCGGCCAGTCGAAGATCGGCGTTGGTTTCGCCAATGGGGCGTAGCGTTGGGCCGATTCCGGTATTACCGGGGGTGAGCGCCAGTCCGTTGACGTAAGTGTCGCTGGCCACGACCTGCAGCAGATTGTTGTTGTTGGCATTGCGGATCAAAAGGCCGGTATCGCTCGCTAGAATCTTCTGCTGTGCATTGTTGTTGGTTACGTCCGAATTGATGCTGAAGCCGGGTCCACCGCCGTTGTACACCCATCGGATAGCAGCACCCTTTGACACTTCCATGGCAATGCCGCTGCCGGTAATGCCGTCTGTCCCCAGCAGCGCCGTAGCACCGATCACGATACCCTTCTCGACCGCAGCGCCGTTGTTGATGATAGCGATACAAGCCGAAGCAGTGTTGGACCCGAACTCGCCACCCGATGCCAGCCAAGCGCCTGCTGTGAGACCCGACGAAAACATATTAAACGGGTTCATCGAAACAAGATCGCCATAGTTGACGATATCAACTTCAAATCCGTGAGTGGTTCCCGCACCCGCGTAGCGGCGGGCCTCCATATAAACCGCGTAGGCAGTCTGCACCTGGGCGGTGTTGTCGTTGATCGCCCAGAAATTGCCACCGATGCAACCCATCGACCCAGCCACCGAGAAGTCAGATGTGCGTGACCCGCCTAGAATGGCGGTCTGGCCAATCGTCGAAAGTACAGCCAACTGGGAGTTATTAGTGGTGGAAACTCGTTCTTCTTCAAGCCAGTCCACGGTGATGTTTGTGAGGTTGCCATCGTTTTCGCACGCGCCGCCGATGAATACACGATCTCGCATCTGGTAGATGCGCGCACCGTCGCCTACATCTTTCCAGAAACCGAGCGCAGGCGCCGCAGGCTCGAAGCCTCCAAGCCACGATGCCACCGTGCCCGGCTCGGGATCGGCAAGGTAATCATGGCCGATGAATGCAGAACCTGCCGAGCCAGCTAGTGCGTTGGTCGTGGCTAGGGTTCTCTGCTCGACAGCGGTGCCGCCATCATTTAGATAAACCGTAACCGTGCCGTCGCCGTTATCGACCGCGAAACCCTCGCCATCCGTGGTTGCCGCAATACCAGCAGCCGTGCTGGCGTAGTTAGGCCCTGCAGCAGCTTCAGCAGTTGCCGCCGAAGCTGCCGCATCAGCATTCAACTTGGCCATAGCCTGTTCGTCGGTGTCTGTAGGTAGTACGCCATATTGACCAGTGCGACGCAAAATGTCAGCCTGACTTTCGCCCCGCGCACCTTGCACGTTTATCTTCACGGTAGGCGTGGTAACAGGCATCAGTATGTAACTCCAGGAGTTAGAAGAATTAAGCCGGAAACTGGAACTGCCCGCACTCCGTCAGAGTATGTGACACGAATATCGTACGCTAGTCGATCAACTTGACTAAGGACAGCCAACTCATTGAAAGAATCGCCACTCAAAAGAATAGTGAAAATTCCAACTTCAGGTTCGTTTTTAGTAATCACGGCTTCAGCAATTACGGAGCCAACCCCGGACGCCAGCCTGACGTACATATCCACATCCATGTTGGTTATGTTTATAGGCACGCCTTCATTGTCAAAAATCTGCCAAGTCTCGTTATAGTCGGCATTGCGGTTAACGCGAATGTCAAGGCGCTCAGTCCTCATCCGTCAATACCTCCACAAAGCTAACCGAAACATTGGAAAACTGCCCGTATTCCATCATAGGCATAAGGTCTTGATTAAGTACCGCCCTACACTTAACCACCGGCCATTCGAAGTTTACAGCAACACCATTAGAAATAGGTGCGCGCAGCGGCGGGCTAATAATGCAAACAGCAGAAGTAGGCGTTGGCCTAGACTCTACTCGCTCGATGATATAACCTCGACCGCCAATGCTAAACTTCTGCCCCGACTTTACGGCAGAGCCCTGCAGCATATTGATGGTAATGCGGTTATCCCTGAGTTCTCGCGCGCCAACAGTCTGAGCGACGATATAAGGCGACGCAAAACGCGTATAGGTTGGGAAATCATCATCGTCATACGTAAGGTCTGAAGGGTTAATCCCTTCCCAGCCAACGTAAGGTGACGGCGCGGTTCCTAAGGACAGTATGGGAACAAGGAATGACCTAACACCGCCCTGCATATGAGAAACCCACGCGTCCCATAGGCGTTCTGTCTCAGGATTTGAAATATCAATGTCATCATAGGTGATGGACCATAACCCGCCGCCATCGGTGGATATTACGGTTTCAACATTGTTGATTGAAGTTCCGCCTGAAATAACGCGGCTCATTACACCAGCCTTCACGTTGTTTGGGCACAGGCGATGGGCTGGAAAAACGAACATAGTATTGCGATTAGCCTGCGATTGCCATTTAGATTACCGCCGTTAAGTCAACTTCTTGCGAGGCTCCGCTGCCATAATCATTGGCTGGAGTAACCTTGACTGTAAACGCGGCCCATGGCCCCCCTGCTGCGGTTATCTGCTCGGATGTAATTGTAAACGAGGTTCCGTAAACTACAAACGCAAGCACTGTACCCGCTTCAGTCGGCGGGTAATAACCCGGATCGCCGGGTTCCGGTACGGGGTCTTCAGGGTCTACAGGTATTGCCATTACATTGGGTCCACTATGATTTCGACAAGGTAGCGTGCGGCAAACTGGCTAGGCTCGTAATCACCCGCTATCAGAGTTCCGTCAGCATTTGTACTAGCACTAAGGCCGCTCAAGGCGTAAGGAAGTGTGGTGGCAGTATTCACGTCCGTTGATGCCCATGGGCTTAGGCGGTCGTCTCCCGTCGAATATGCCACCTGAACATCCATCTCTGCAAGAGGTAGGAAGTTAGTTTGCAATGACACAGAAACGCCAGGATCGGTATCAGAGTACTCTTGCTCAAGCCATGACACGTCGCCAGTTGGCCTTGTGCGTACATACCACGTGAGGTCCGTCCTATCAGTAGGCCCTGACGCCACAATCTGCACGGCAACGCCAGTAACGCCCTGAGCCGTCATGCCATAAATGAGGGTTGACGAAACGATGGTGGGCGCAGCCAGTGGTGCAGGCGCAATGCGATCTTCAAGCGGTGCCGGGTCGCCTTCTTCAGTCGCGGGGTTCCATGAATCCGTATTTGGCTCAACACTAACCCAATCAAATGTAACGCCGAGCGAATCTAAATCCTTTTCAGGCGACGAAACAATCTCGGCGGGTCCGCTGTAAAAAGTCGTTCCAGCCTCGACGTGGTTTAGCCAAATGAACCTTTGACCCAAGACGGCTATGCCGCCATAGTTAGTGGTTATCGTGCCGCGATCAGGGGCATTTTGCCTAGCCATTACGCGCTTTGCTAACCGCCTGTTTTGCGAGTAGCTAGGCGACTGCGGGTTGAAATTGGTACTATTCACCCGTCCGCGCTCAGTTATATCGTCTTCATCCCGCCATGGCGTAGTATCGGGCTCGTTGTAATCGTGCTCCTCGGATACATACGTAATGGTAATTTCATTTACATAATCTTCGTCTTCAACAAAACCTTGATGGCGCGCGTTGATGATCTGTTCGGGGCCAATCGTTACTGTCGGTTCGTAATATCGTCCTGAATAGACAATATACCGGCCTAGTTCATCCTGTGAATACCAGCCATCAAAAGTCTTTAGTATTTCACCAATGACCTGTGCGGGCTCTGTATTCATATCAAACAACAGGCCGCAACGGTAGCGCGGCTCAAATCCACCACCCTTCAAAGGCACAGCCTCGTCGCAATGGTTCGCGGCATCAATCCACAAATCAACTACTGGCAGAATCTGCGTTGCATAATCCACATCGCGTTGCGTCATCAAGTACCAAAGCAACCCAAGCGCAGGGTTTTCGAGATTAGGGAAAGGCACAACCCACGTATCTGGATCGTAAGGGTCCATCGAGCCATTACGAGGATCAAATAGATAAGACATATCGAACACCGCCGACATAATAGTATTATCAGCCTGCGGGTACACCTTGAGGTAGTTTTTAGACTTAACCGGCTTTTTGATAAGGTATCCGGCTGTAATTCCGTCACCGCGATGCGCTGAAGTCCAAACACCTGGAAGTGCGCTAATTACGGCGGGGAATGCGGTTTCCGTTTCAAGTCCCTCACTAAATCCTGCAAGCACTTTGCCAGTCTCATAAGCGCCATCAGGAAGTTGCTGAACAACACCGCCGGAAACCGTAACCTTGTCGTCATTCAAGTAAACCTGCCCAACGCCATGGCTACGCCCATCAAGGAACGCCAAGACATCGACAGTCTCGCCCTTTGCGTTCGTGTCCCAAAACATAGCCTTGCCATAAACCCTGCGCCTGCCGATACCTTTGGTGCGGACTGGCCGTGGCTCTTTCTTCTGAGTTTGTGCCGCATCAGGCTTAGGCATGGGCGGGGCGAGCAATAGGGTTAGCGCATTAGATGCGATCATGGTCGCACCAGACACGATAAGCGCAGGGTTACCCGTGACTACGCCAACCGCAACTACAACGGCCCCGATAATAGCGCCAACAAATTTAGACATGCCGCCATACCGCAATAACATTGTCGGCAGGAAGGCGAATAAATGCCAAGCCCTTAGCGGTTAGTAGCGCCCATTTATCGCCAGTATAAATGCCGCCAATCTCACCTTCGCCATTCGGCGTAATTACACGAACGACGCCAATATCTCCTGCATTTGGGCTACTAACCAATTTCATGCGCCCGCCGATGTGTTTTACCCACAGCTTGTGCAACGGCTCGCCATGGTCCGAATAGTCCTCTGGCAACTCGATACCAACCCAACGCGCAGGCCAAGCCGTGCAATCGTGAACGCCATCTTTCCATGGCATCCGAGAACCTTCCAAAAGGTATTCTCCAAGAGTCATGTAGGGCCAAACCTGCGCGTTGTGCCAGCCGATATTCCAGAGACAAAATCACAAAACCTATCTGTAGGCGAGATTCTGGCCTGATCGGCAGCAGTGAAAAATGACAACTTAGGATTAGACAACAGGGTGTCGCCACTTGCCATGGATAGTGATATGGTCCATTGCCTGTTACCGTCAGTGTCGGTGGATTCGGTAACAATTACGCCACCCTCGCCAGTCCATTGCCATTTTATAGGACCGTCCTGTTGCCAATTCTCATCGAAAGAGATTAGGCCAATGTTAGCCTGAGCACCTTTTACGCTGTCGCGATCTTCATGGGCTAGTCGGACCATCTCAGGTGTTACGCCTGAAAACTTAACCTCAATCCGGTCTGCCTCGCCATTAATAAGCTGCTTCAAGGCAGGCACTGACACTAAATCAGCCGCACCTTTCCACGTTGCCCCGCCTGGGTCGAGAGCGTCACCCGCCGTAGTTAGTGGTCCATGACCGCTCCATAGGTAAACTGGCGGATCACACTCAAGGCGAAACAATACGGATACGCGGTGCGCCGACATTACGTGGTCCTAAACCTTTGTGCCCTACGCATAGCTCCCGGCGCGTCCTTCATGGATTGGCTGTAGGCAGTGGCCCCGGCTTCGGCGGCGCTACCCCTTGCGATTGGCGTTGACACGGCAGCAGCACGGCTATCCACTTGACCCCAAAATTCCTTAGCTCCGGGGCCATAGTAGTTAGTCACCTGTTGCGTTGTTTGCGAACCACCGGACACGCCCTGTTTTAACATACGGTTATTAATGATCGTGCCTGATCCATTAGGGCGGAAATATTCCGGGCCATTCTCGCCAACGATGTACCCCGCACCACCCACGACAGGACCGCCAGCCGCACGGAATGACAATGGCGTTGAGAAGTCTGCGCTGCCACCAAAACCGCCACCCGCATTGCTCAACCCGCCAGCAGCGCCGCCAACAGCGCCAATAATAGAATTGAGGATACCTAGTGTTGCCTGACGTGCTGCCAGTTTAATCAAGTCTTGAATGATTCCATTGATAACGTCGCCCGCGATACCGCCTAGCTTTATGTACTGCGTTGCTGCATTAGCGATGCTGTCGCCAAGGCGATCCATTGCGTCCACCTCGATTTCGTCGATAGCGTCGCCCATGTTTGCAGCTTCGTCGCGCAGTTCATTTCGGCGGCGCTCTAGTGGGGATGCGTACTCTCTATCAACGCCGGTTCTGCGCGATGACTGCGCAGATGCAAGGTCGGCACGGGCCTTCGTGGCATCAACGATTTGGCCCGCAAGAATAGCAGCCTCAAGTCGGGCTGATTCCTCCTGTTCCATAGCAGAAAGAATGCGCTGCTCTATGGCTAGTGCGTCCGTCCTACTATCGGTAATCCTTAACTGGGCCTCTAGTGCATTCTGCGAATAGCGCGCTGAATTTTCAGTCGCCTCTTTATTTTTTTGCGTTGCCTCGGCCAGAGCATTAGCGTTAATCGCGTCAAGCCTTGCCGCTGCAACCTTATTATTCAACTCAAGGAGAACGGCTTTTTGCGCCGAATCCGTATCCTTGTCAGCCTTTATTTGCCGTTCTCGTGACTGCCTTTCAGCCTCAATCCTGTCAGCCTCAAGATCGCGGCGCGCTTCAGCAGTACCAATAGCATCGGCCAAGGCTTGTTTAAGCTCAAGCTCCGCAGCCGCCATATCATCTTGAAAGCGGTTTGCGATTGCGGTCACATCTTTAGCTGCGGGAGAGGATCCTGTAGTACCGCCCTTTTTCTCACTGGCAGCAACTGCTGGCGATCCAGAGGTAGCAGGCTTGAACGTAGCAAGGCCACGCGCGACCTCTTTATCGTAAAGTCCCTTGGCTATCCTTACGTTTTGCGCAGCCTCAACGTATTGCTTGCGAAGTTCTTCCCCTGTCTTTTTTGCCGCTGCAATTACGTTAGGAGACGCTTGGAAAGCCTCAAGCGATTTAGTGCCTCGAATATTGGATTGCCTAGCGCCTCGGGCTTCGTTGACGTTACGCCTAGCATCCATCAACGTGGCGTTGGCCTGCTCTACAGAAGCAGCTTTAGCTTGCGCGGCAACGCGTGCCCATGCGTTAGCAAGAAGGCCAGCCTCGCCAGTTAAGTTGGCCGTGGCTGTGATCGCCGCGCGCTGCGTTGACGTTAGATTATCGGTTTCATCCGCGACAGTAGCCTGGTTCTGCTTTAATTCAGAAAACTTTGCCGACTGCCCCTCAATGGAATTACTAAGACTATCGGCTGCGGCTTTAGTCTTTGCGCTAGAACTGGCTACGTAACCAATGCCAATGGCAAGCGCGGTTACAGCCAGTCCTACCGGGCCACCGAATGCAGCCAGCATGGAGGCTCCTGCAGCACGGCTGGTAAGCGCAAGGACCTCCATAGTCGTGGCAGCGCCAGCAGCGCGAGCCTGAAGCGCGAAAATTGCCGTACTGGTTGCGCCTGTAGAGATGGCACCAGCAACCATACCAGCTGCGAAACGGCCTACCATTACAGCCGCGAGAACGCCAATAGCCTCGGTCACAACATCAAGGTTTTCAGCAAGCAAGCTGATTGCCTCGACAAGCACCGCAGAAGCACCATTGGCGGCATCTGCCTCGCCAATGTACTTCGTCATCGAGTTTGACAGATTAGTAAATGCAGCAGAGATAGTTAGTGCGGCGTTCCCGGCCTGATCCTCAAGTGCAGCAGTCGCTTGCGTGATGGCCCGGAACAACTCAACATTGGATACGCCTGGACCGCTTGTGTCCTTGATTTTGCGAGTCAAACCGGAAAGGCTGTCACCAGTTCCGTCGATGTATTTTGATGCCTCTCGCAACAATGGCTGCATTGTGTCAAGCAAGGAATTAAATTCTTCCGCTTGAATACGAGGTGATCCAAGAGCCTGCCCAAGCTGCAATAGCGCGCCTGAAGCCTCGTTAGTTGATGTGCCAGAAATGCGCAGGGATGCAGCAACAGAGCGCGTAAGCCCGATTAAATCTTCAGTGCTTGCGCCTAACTCCCTTTGGTTCTGCGAAGCGCGCGAATAAAGCGTACCGACAGATTCAAGCTCAACACCATTTTGTTGCGCGACTTTGAAAAGCCTATCCTGCACACCGGCAAGGTTTTGCCCCTCAAGACCCGCGACCTTGAGTTGGTTCGTAAACCTCGTATAGGAATCCGCCATCTTGGCGACTTCGCCAACACCGAAGCCTGCGGCTAGGCTTGCCGCCAAACCCTTCATGCTGGAACTAATCTGGCTAGATGAAGCCCTAAACTGAGCCTCGAGACGCTTTACAGACTTGCCCTGCGAATCAAGCTGGCTATTTACACGGCGCGTGGTCGCGTCAATATCCGCGCGGTATTTACCTACATCAGCTTGCAAACGAAGAATAACGGGGTCGATTTCGGCCATACCTACTCTTAACCCCCGACTATGCCAGACTTACCGCGATGAGCATCAAGGAACCGCCCCAACCGCTCATGGTCAACTTCTTTGCTCGCGCCCTCGCTGGATGAATTATGAGCCTCTAGTGCCTCGAAATATCCAGACATTGACAACGTTGCCCAGTCCAGGTGCATGGCCCCGCAGTTTGCAATCAACTTACCCTTATTGAAGGGCTCTAAGGGCTTGTCGCCCCTGTTGGATTTTGATCTTTTTTTTCGAGTTTAATCCCGACAATCGCCGCATGAAGGATGGACCATGCAACGTGCATACCTTCGGTTAGCGGCCTTGATGGATAGCAATAAGCTTCCACAAGCTGCCGTGCGCGGGTAGGGCCAACCTCAACCCCCTCCCCGTTCACATCACCACTTCCGCCACCAATCAAACCCAAGCGGACGGTTTCAAGAATGTCCGCAAGCATGGCGGTGCCGCCACCTAGATATACAGGCACATCGCCATTAAGGCCAATGCCAGCGGCAAGCCCATCATAAATGGCGAAAACGGACTTGTCGCATTTTCGCTCAAGCTCCACAACCTGCGGAAGCCCGAGCCAAAACGAATACCTGCCGTCACCAAAGTCAAGGTCAATCCGCGTGTCCATTATGGAGCGGCAACAGCCCAGACCAGTTCACCTTCACCCTCAAGGGTGATTTCAACGGTGCCGCTATCGCCTTCAATGCTGTAGGACTGGTTGCGCGTGGTCATCAAGGCCGTTCCAACGTAGGTGCCCATAGACTCGCCGGCATCGGTTCCGTCATCCTTGAACAACTCAACCTCGTAAATCTTACGCACGCCAAAAGCATCGGAATAATCCGTCTCAAGGTCAATGTTGTCCGAGCCGGTTCCGCTAATGGACCACGACGAACCAGTCACCCGCAGCTTGCGTTGACCAGGGCGGTTCGGCGTAGCGCAGTCCCGACGATAGGTTTCGTTAGTCTGTGCGGTACGGTTGATCGTGACGCCCTCAATGCCGCAAAGCAGCTTATAAACAGCCGGGGGGCCTACAGCGGTCTGGATGCTTACAAGTGCAAAGTCAGCACTATTAGGAAGGCTCATCGTGTGTTCTCCGGTGACATTGTGGGTGACATTAGGTTATGTGGTGTGTATAATTTACCGTTATTAGTTAGCGTCATCATAAACCCTAACCTCAACATTACAGAACCCATGATAAGCATCCGCTTCTGCACCGTCCTGCATTAGCTGGCTACTGGTGACTCGGAAGCGGAAACGCTTGCCCGCAACCTCATGGGCGTGACCATGCAACGCTTCAACGACAGCCGAGTTAAGGGCACCAGAAACATCGCGCGCGGTGTTTATGATCTGCCCTGAACCGTTAAATGCAGCCTTACCGAACGAATGCACGATGAAGGCTACTTCGGCGCGAGCCGTGCAGCCTCGACCTTGCGGAATAGATTGCGTTCCATCCAATCGGACGAACGGCCATTTATTTGAACCATCCGCATTGACGCCAGCCGTATTAGGCATTGGTTCAATCGACGTTTTCGCGACGAGGGCTGCAAGCGGTGCATCAGCCTTCAGGACCGTGATTGCTGCACGTTCAGTCGCCCTTAGTAGGTCGTTTGACAGGTGCCTTCTCCTCGATTACGTACCCCTTGCGCCTAGCCTCGGATGCCACGGCTTCGGAAACCTCCATAGGTCGATTGGCTGGGTAACGGTGACTAATGCCGCCCTCAAGTTTATACTTGAACGGCTTATTAAACGTCACGGTTTGCATTAACTATCTCCCGATCTGGACTTTTTGATTGCGGTGTTCACCGCCTGCTGCACGATCTTTTGAACAAACTTCACGTTCTTATCGCGGGCTGGCTTCATATAAGGGCGTGCGGCCATTTTGCTCGTACCAAATTCAAGTGCGGCGGCGTATGGGGCGCGGCTTGAAACTTCGACGATTAGCGGGGCAACTGATACGGTTTCAATGTTGTTTGCAAGTACGCCAGTATCGTTGTTAGGCGCTTGCCCCGGCTTGGATGGCTCATGCCCCGCACCACTAACGGAGCCCGCCGTAATGCTAATCTGCGCATCAACCTGGATGCGTTCGCCAGCAATGAACAGCGCCTTGCCAACCTCTTTTACCACTACCTGCGAAGACAGCTTTTTAAGCCGGTTAGTGTGCGCCTTTAGCCCTATGATGCCAGAACCAGCCATTAGGCCTGCCTGCCGCGCAACTCGAAACCAATCGAGGCTGGATCACGTTGGCTGGACTCAACCAGCCACAGCCCCGCAAATGGGCCTTCCAGAATATCAATCTTATCGTTCGTGCCGATGTTGCCCTCAAGTGTGGAACCTAGCACGATAATGCTTCTGTCACCCTCCACGAACCCATCAGCGCCGCGCATTGCCACTGTGGCAACATCAACCTGCGCCTTGCATTCACGGTATTCAGGGGACCCACTGCCCGGAACGATGGAGCCTCCGTCATCGTACTCAACGGCCCCTTGCGTCACGATTCGGGCATCCCAAAAGGGTGCGCCAAACGCCCCATTGAAGGCCATTGCAATGCTAGTGAATGCTGCGGGCAGGGAGTTCATGCGCAGGGACCGCCAAGCCATCCAACAAGGCGCGGGCCACCACAATGTTCGCGCAGCAATTCAGCATACTGCTGGCCGTATGGCGTTGCCTGATAACCACCCTTAGCACGGCTCGAGGCAACACTTTCGGAGATGGCTGCGCTAAACGTGCCGCTCTTGAAGCTGGTTGCGCCAGTCGATGCAAGTAGCGCCATACCTGGATCAATGCCGATTGCATTGCGCGAAAGCAGATGTGCCGTAAGATACTCAACACCCTCTTGGTAAAATTCACCAAGACACACAGCAGCGCGGGTTTCAGCACGGGTGACGTAAATATCGTATTGCTCTTGCGTCAGTGTTATGAACGCCGGAAACGTAGCAATGAATTGAGCTAGGGTTAGGCGGGTATATTCCATTACCTTTGCTCCCACCTGAGCCTAAACACGCCTGAAATAGCTCCGCCGTCAAGGTTCTCGATCATGGCGTAATACGTTCCCGCAGGCGCTCCGCGATAGCTATCGACATTGACCCCAACGGTTTGGGCCTGTCCTGTCGCACCGGATACTAGAAGCCTCATAACATCCAATTGCGTTCCGCCAGTAATAGCATTGGACGCACCTGAAGCCGTTCTGGACACGGTGACGGCTTGGGCTGGTGCAACGGGGCCTTCACTCATTGAGTTGGCCGGGATTGCAGTCATTGCCGTAAAGGTTCCAGTAGGAGTGCCGCCGCTGTATGTTGCAAGTCTTGCAGAGCCATTGTCCAGAGTTAGGTTTATCTCTTGAACAATGAAATCTGCAGTTGAAACAAACCGGAACAATTGCTTTTCACCAGCAGGGATATTCAACTCTTGGAATATGCGATATTCACGTTTCGCAAAAAAGCCTGACTGCCCTACATCCACCCGGATTCGGCTCGCTCCATCTCCAGCGCCAACCCCCGTCAAAAGGTTGTATGGAATCTGTGGAGCGTAAACGCCATTGTTATCGAAAGGCACAACCGGAGTTGCCTCGATCAATAAGCCTGCGCCACCATGGACATCGGGGATGTTGTCTACCATTTAAGAAGCGTCCGCAATCTCTTGCTGAAGCCTCTTGACACCCCAACGCCGATCAATGTCGATGCCGAGTTCCTCAGCCTTCAGGCGCAAATCATCAATGTCTGGCTCATTGTCACCTATAAAGGTTTCCGGTCCTTTTTCACCTACGGGCTTCAAGTTTTCCTTCGGGCTGGCATTCTCAACCGTCAACACCATGCTATGAACAAGCAACTCCGCATAAGCATCGCTGAAGTGCGACACAACACTGCCGAATGCGGGCAAAATAACACCGCCCTCCAGGTCAAACGGGCTGTTCGTCAGGTTCTCGATCTTGAGAAATGGCATGGGCTTGTCTCCTGCTATCCTTGTAAAAAAGGGGCTGGCAACGATTACCGCCACCAACCCCTTGCTTGTTTAGTCTAGCTTAGAGGTTAAGCAGCGACCTGAGACACAACATCCACGTAACGCATGGCTACGGTGGTCAGGAGTTCAACGCCACCAGTGCGGAAGATGCCCGGAACGGTGAAGTTGAGCGGACCATCCTGGTAAACCGGCAGGAAACGGTGCGGCATCGGCAGATGCAGCTTGACGTAATCCTGATCGTTTTTGTAGGCGACCATACGGCCAGTACCGCCTGCGGCAGCGTTGCTAAGTTCGCGGACGGTGCGAATGGTCAGCGGCTGGCCGGTGGTGATGGTGTAGATGTTGGTACGCATTACAAACGACAGGATGGTTTCGGTCGTGGTGGCGCTATAAGGCGCAGCCGCGATGTAGTTGTATGCCTCGATAGGCAGCAACAGCGTATCAGCCATTTCAGTCTGCAGCGAGGCCATATAGACGCCTTGCAGTGCAACGTTGATGTCGCGAACAATCTGCGCCGGGGTCTTGGTGCCAACGCCGTTAGCGTCAACCCAATAAGACACAGAGCCAGTGCCATCTGCCGGGGCGGTGGTAGCGGTTACGCCAGAGTAGTTGATAAGACCACCAAGGCCCTTTTCGGTGGATCCGCTCATCGTCAGGTCATACATGAACTTCTGATAGGCGAGACGGGCAGCGCGTGCGCGACGATCAGGAAGGGTGCCACCAACCTGAATTGCGGTGTTGACTTCCTCAATGTTCCATTGGTAGCCAATGGCCGCAAGCTGGAAGTTGCGCTGCGAAACATCCTGGCTTACGTCAGCAAGCGGGACATCCTTGGCGTAACCAGACTGCCAGTTAGCAGCGCCGGTGTTGCTGGAGGTGTACGTCAAAATACCCGGCGACCATTCGGGGCCGGAGGTATCCACGAAGATCATACGCCCGAAGTCCCAATCGGGATACTTCGTCTCGTAGATGCGCTGGTTGATCTTGTAGGACTGCGCCGTAACGAGCGTCAGGGCCTGTGCGTCAGTAAAATTAGTCATTGTTGATTACCCCGAAACCGAAAGCGAAGGAACCGGGCGACGATAACGAATCGCACCGACATTGCCGCTAGTACCCGCAGCCTCAAACTGCGCACCCGGAATGGTGACAACCGTTGCCGACTGTGCAGCGCCAGTCCAATTCTTAGCCACCGTGTTCCAGCGAGCCTGTGCGCCAACCGTGACGTTTGCGCCAAGAAGGACGCCGATCACACCGCTTTCGCAGATACCTACGTTGTCATACTGCGCATAAGCATCGCCAGTGCGCGGAAGGACGAGGTTCGCCTCGGTGATGCCGAGAACGTTGCGGCCAGTCGTGGCGTCCAGTTCAATTACCGTATGAGCGGCAGTGCCAGGCATGACAGGTACGCCAAAACCAAGGGTGGCAGCGCCTTCCTTAGTGCGAGTAATACCATTCCACTCTTCCATATTGACGCGACGCCCAACGGCATACGGCGCAATGGTGCTAGAATAAGTAACCATTATGCGGTCCTCCAGGCGTTAAGATCAACAATGGACTTTTCGAAAGCGTCCTTGCACTTCGTGGCAGCATCACCGATAACGGCAGGCTGACCCATAGGGTGCACAACCTTAGCGGCATCAGCGGTCAGGACTGCAAACGCACCTTCAATGGCAGCGTCAGACATATCCTTGGCAGCATCACCCAGCTTGGCCGAAACAACTTCCTTGCGAATGTCAGCGTCCGACTTGCCATCAGCAACAATCGCCGGAACCGCAATGCGGGCAGCGTCAAGCAGCTTGGAGCGAGCGTCAGCCATAAGCTGAAGCTTCTCGGGGGTGATAACGGCATCGGCCAGCTTGGCGCTCAGAGCGGCAATCTCGCCATCCTTAGCTTCAACGGATGCGGTGACAGTTGCGAGATTAGCGGCAAGCGTGCCGTTAGCCTTGTCCGCATCTGCGAGCTTCGTATTAAGAGCGCCGACCGCAACAGCGACAGCCGCGCCGTCGCTCAGGTCAACGTCTTTGGCATCGCCAATCGTTAGCTTCATGGTTTTCTCCGGTGGGGTAATACTACGCTCATCAATGATGCGTAGCTCGGTGCCACCGCGTGCGTTGCGGACGGCTGCGAGGTGATTGTAGCGGAAAGTCTTCGCTACATAGTCGTAGGACTGTCCTTCATAAGAACCATCCTGCGCCGTGATTTCTGCGGTGTAACCAAGGGAAAATTCGCGGCGGTCGTTCTGGAGGCTGGTAATGGCCGCGCTATCCATGACCTTGATCGGTACGCGGACAAACTCGCCATCGCGCATGACTTCGCCGCCAACATCGCCAACCGCGAGCGTGCGCCAGTTTTCCGCCTTGACGGATTCCTTGGGGTGATCGAGCGTAATAGGGCGATGGGCTAGGGATGCTAGGGCATCCTTGTGAAACACCTCGGCTTCAGGTCGAAACACGCGAACCACATCGGCTGGGTTGCGATCCGTAAGGCCAAGTTCGCCAGCGAGGTATTCCTGGACGTTGTTCGCGCGCGCAACTAGAGCGTCTGCAACGAAGTATCCATCCTTCGTAATCCGGGCTGAACCCGTAATCTGGGCGGTGTCATAAAACATTAAAGCCCGTATCGCACTTATGACGATACGGGCTTACCGCTATTTACCTAAATAGAGATGAAATCCTAACCGCAAACATGAAGATAGAGTTGTATATTTTACGAATCATCATGGACGCCCCAGAACGAATAGTCAGAGACCTGCCATTTTACGCCATGCGGATCATCTTTCCATAAATGGCTAGTTTTGCTTCCATCATCTGCGTTGATACTAAACAGGGCGCTATTGGCCTCGATAACCTCATAACGCTTTCCTGGAGTGATATAACTCCGCGCCGATTCCGGGACTTCGTGGGCGACCGCGTAGATTCCGGCATCTTGACTAACCACCTCAAGCTGGCCTTCATTATAAATATGCAGCGCCCCTTCAGTGCCCTCAGATGTAGACTCGACCACAAGCCTGCGCGCGCCCGCAAGGTTCGTGAAATCCGCCACGATAACACCGGGCCATGCGTAACCTTTGGTCTTGCGAACCTTATCGCCCATTTTCATTTTGCATTCTCCATACATTGAAGCCAAAAACCTGCCACACCCGCAAGAGCGTGTCAACCCCTCATTTTATGGTTGCGCTGGCTGGCGGGTGGCGTTATGGGGTGGACGGAAGGATAATGAATGTGACTAGCTGGGTTATCGTAAGCAAGGAAACCGGCGAGGCCGTCATGGAAACCTTCTGTCAAAACACGATCAAAAGAATTAACTTGGAAAAACATGACGTTATGCCGGTTATGGCGTACCTTCAGCATTTCAATCAAAAGATTAAGGAGCAGGAATCGTGAACGCCGAGGAATTTTACGAAGAAATAAAAGCCTTCCTGCGCTATGTCGGACTTGATTTTTACAACAAGGATAAGGTTGCGATACACATCGAAAATGGTAAGGTGCGCATGAGTCATGGACGCACAGTAATTTACATTGATGTAAATGGAGAAGAGCAATGATTGACTGGCACAAACCAATTGAGACGGTCCCGGATGAGCGTAATCCTGCGCCGGTTCAGTGTAGCTATAGCAATGGCCACGTTTTTATAAATGGCGCATGGATTGATGATGACGGGGAGGATGAGGGCGGTGGGTATCCTTGGATCGTAAATCTTCGTTCCGGTACATTCGCTACCCTTGCGGGAGCCGTCCGCAACGTAGCCGAACACCCCATGCCCGAACCAACCGCAACATGGTGGGCGCGCCGCTGGTATGACAGCGCAAGCCCGGATGAGCGTGAGGCTATGCGTGTGATTTTGGCGGGGGAAGGGTGATGGGATGCTGGCCTAGCGGTTCATGGCAGCGCAATATCCAGGCATGAAGGCCTTAATCGTCAGATAAATCAATCCAAGCCCTAGTGCGGCACCCGCAATAAGGCTTCTGCTGCACCCAATCATCTGCGGGGACGGTTTCGCCACCGTCCACCGCTTTTTTCGTTTCCAGGTAATACACCTTGCCGTTGCGGGCTTGGTGCTCCTTTCGCGGGAATTTCTTGCGAGAATGCACCCATTCCACTTCCTCGATCCCAGCTTCGCGCTGGCGTTCCTCGGCTACGGATCCTGCAGCCTTGCTCAATTGGTCGCTGGCAATCCGCAATGACCTATCACGCGCCATCCCACTAATCTCGCTCAATTCCTTGGCAACGTCACGCGCTGCCTTGCGCTGGTTAAGCCCGGAAAAGATCGTGTTTGCCATTTTCTGCTGGGTCTGGGTGGATACGTCCTTAATCAAGGCAACATTCCACTCGATCACGGTGCTTAGCGGCGCGCGGATGGCTTCGGGGCCGAGTAGGGTGCCAACGTCCACCTTGCACGCGCTAAGGATGGCCCCGCGCCATTTGTTTGTGACATATTCCCCAACGCCGAAAGCCCAATCCCGCACGCGGGTGGACAGGAACGGCATCAGCCGCAAAACCTGTGCCTGCGCCTCATCTAGCGTGGCATTAACATCCGCCGCATCATCCTGGATAATCTCATTAAGGCTGCGCGCATATGCCCCGTTGATAGCTGGCAGCGCATCATACCACACGTCAATCATGGGCTTGTAGGCGTTGCGGTACAGGTCTGTCGCCCGGACGGCGGGCGCAGTAATATCAGGCAGGAAGAAGCCCTTACGCTTGGCGCGCGGGTTTGCTCGTTTGGTTATTTCGCTTAGGTTGTAGGGCACCTTAGCACGAACCCTCAACAATGCTCAAAGGATGGTTCTCTACAGGCTCGCAAATAGCCTCGACAAACAGCCCGCCATGCTCCGAAAGCACGTCATCGAAAAACTCGAATGCCGCTTCCTCTCCGTGCATTTCGGCAATCAGGGACGCGCATTCTTTTAGTTTGTTGAAGGATTCGCTTAGCTGGATGCCTAGACGGTAGCCTACAAATGACGACATATCGCTCTCCTGTGGCACGGTAGCGGGCCTTATTCTGGCCCGCCCCCGGCAGATGGATTAGACACCTCCCTTCCAGCCTGGAGTGCAGACGGATTACCGCCGTCATTATCCGCAGAGATACCAAACCTGATATCTTCAGGGATTTCGCTAAGGGCTTGGTCAAGGCCTGGGACATATTCACGTTCGGCCATGAAGTTCTGAACGCCCTTGTTAAACGCTTCCTCGGGGATCGCCCCGGTAGCTTGTAGCGCGGCAATGGCCTCCATGTTCGTCTTGAACGTGGTCGCTTCCTCAACCTCACTAGGAACGGAAAGCGGAGCCCAGCGCCATGTAATCTCGCCCTTGGCGCCCGCGCTTGCGATCAGGAACGGGTCCAGCTTCTCGAGGCAAGGGCGCACCTCAAGCTCCTGCCCGGTCTTTACGGTGCGGTTCCAGTTCAGTGTGTCGTGATCACCGGTCGCGTTCATTCCCGCAGGGGACCGCCCCATAAGCCGGGTAAAAGGAATATCCGAAACAGCCGCAACACGCTGGTCGAATGCGTCCATCATGGCCGGGATGCCAGCCCATGTGATTTGGTAGTCGGCAATGGTTTCGCCCGGATCATCCGCGCCGCCGGGTGCGCGGAACACGGTAGCGTTGAGCACGCTTTCGCTGGACGCGATCAAGGCGATACGGGATGCAAGATTTTCAGGGCTGATGGCCTCAAGGTTCGGCATACCAATGCGCAGTAGTTTGGCTTTGCGCACAAGCTCCGCGAACCAGCCCTGCGATTCATCTGAGCGCGTAACTTCACGGAACACACGCATCATTCGGATATCGCCCCAGAACGCATCCTCGAACGTGGTCGCGGAACCGCATGGCAATGGTGATCCACGAAACGCAATGACACGGCTGGGATGGATTAAGGTAGCTGCGCCGTTGTCTTTGCGGGTAAGCTCCCACATGACGGGCGTGCCATAGTTCGGGTCCGATATATCCTCGTGCCAGCCTTTAGCCTGGATTTGCCAACGCGACACGACAGGAAGCGCAATTATGCCGCCCGCGTTTACGGAGGTTAGCGGCTTACTGTGTTCGCCAGCCGTGACGATGATTATAGCACCGCCACCGATGCCGCGAAGAGTTTCCGCTTCCTTGGTTTTGTTGACTAGATCAAGGCGCTTTTCCTCCTTTTCGAGTAGCGTAATCTGGTCTGCCTCGGCCTGCCAGTCGCGCCACTCCCGCACCTTATCCTCTGCAGGGATAGTGATAACCTTTTTCATCATGCCGCTGGACGAATATGCAGCAAGCGCAAGGTCATAGGAAAGCGTGTTAATGCCTTCAAGCGGCCCGCTCCGGTATCCGGCCAGCTTGCCGATCCGTTCGATTTCGCCGCGAAGGCTGTCAGTTATCATGGTGCGAGCGTATTATATGGAGTTGGTTCATTTTACCGCTTGCGTGTTGGTTAGGTGTGTGCGATAGGGGGCGCAGGACTTAACGAAAGGACAACAATCATGAACGAACAAGAAATCCGCGACAAGGGTTTTGAAGCTTGGTATGGCGGGGATACTGGCCCCGAAGATTATGATGGGGAGGTTTTACTTCGTGGTGGATGGCAGGGCAACCATAGCGAAATAGATCGGTGGTGCTGGAAACAAGATGGTTCGACACTCGACATCGTTGGCTACAAACGCAAGGAACCTGAAATGCCACAATGGGTGCAGGACCGCTACGCAGCTATGGACAAGGCTGATGTCTGCGCACTAATCCTAAAGCACGAAGAACCGCCCGTCGATCCAGATGTTGCGTTGGCACGAAAGCACTATGATGCATGGATGGATGGAGATTACGTAGTAAGAGAAGCAATCCTAGCCGCAATCAAGGAGGCTCGTAATGCGTGAACCAGGATTCTATTGGGTGCGCTATGTAGTGCCTTATGTGGCTGAGTGGGGCGCTGACGATAAGTGGTATCTTCCCGGCCTCACTCAGCCATACGCCGACAAAGACTTCACCTACATCGCGGATCAGCCTATCAAGGCGTCGATTGAGTAGCGGCTTCCACCCGTCATTAATTCGGTCATAGCCCAAACCAAAGCATCCGCCCTATCTGGCGAACCTTCACCTACATATCCGGATGCCGTAAAATTGCACATTTGATCCTCAAGGTCGGGAAGGTCGCCACAGTGACTAACCCGGCCTTGTTCGTATATGGCGCTGATAGGCTCTGCGCGCACAACCTTGCCGCGAGTAGCGGTTACAGCCTTGAACGGGATATTGCGATTGGAACTCTGGATGATGGCGCGCACCATATCGCCGCCGAAGTTCTTTTCAGCCACAATCCTATCTGCCCCATAACGCTTATACAGGTCGCAGGCGCGCTTACCCCACCCCTCGGGTGACATATTGCAGGATGCATCCTCCAGCACGTATCCCCGACCATCTGTGCCTAGCCCTGCCACAACAATTCCAATGTCGTCACCTCCACCATCACCCTTAGTGCCGGATGGATCGACGGCTACAACGATACGCTGGAAGTCCACAGGCGAACCAGCATAGGAGGCTAGGGGCTTGCCTTCATCCCACTCTAGGCGCGCACGGAATTGGTCTATGCCTGGAATGTCGCCAGCCTCAGTAACGCGGTTCTCCAGCGCCCATAGGGCACCGTTGACTTCGCTTGCCCATTCGCCGCTTTCGAAGCGTAGGCGCTGGGCGGCTGACATGTTTCCGAGAATCTCGAAATACTTGGGCGGTAGGTTTTCGACGTTATCAGCAGGATTGACCAGCATTTCTGCGTAGTCATCAGGGTTCTGTAGCTTCTCCTTTGTTCCGGGCTTCATTTTTGCCCGGAAGAGTTGGAAGCTCCAATGAAGTTTGCTAGGAGGGTTGCAGTCGAAGAACGCCTTTAGCTTAATGTGCGTCTTGCCAGTGTATTTAGCTATATCAGGATGCAGTTTTACATTCTGAGCAAGACGCGACATAGCCATCTCAACGGATGACCAAGGAATCTGCGAGGCTTCGTTGAAATAAAGCGTGGCATATTCTTGTCCGAGTACACGCTCCACACGTTCGTTAGAATCCAGGCCACCTAAAACAATCTGACTTCCGTTATCGAAAGTCATAATTAGGTCGGTTTCATTCTTAGTATACTTCAAGTCAGGAAAGCAGAGCTTTAGAACTTTAGGGAGGGTATCTTTCCAGATAGATGCGCGCGCGTGATTAAACCGGAAGCGCCAGATAGCGTGCCGGGAACCAGGGGCGTTAATGCAACGCTGGATTATGGTGCGAACTAGGAGGAATGTCTTGCCGCTACGGCTACCCCCGCGCAACATCACATTAGATGCCGGTCCAGAAAGTAGTGCGCGTGCCTCTAGCTGCTTAGGCGTTAATTTCAATCAAGCCTCTGCGTCCTCTGGAGAGATCGTAATCCCAACAGTGCCAGTGTGCTCAATAGTCTCCTTAAATGCCTGAATCTGCTTGTGCTTGCCGAGAATTTCCAGAGCCTTTAGGGCATCCTTAGCGTTGAACACGTAAAGCGGACGGCCTTCATCATCGGTCTGTTGCGACCCATCCTTGTTCAGGACAGGCTCAATCTCCTGCATACAGCGTTCATGCACCTTGACAGCCTGAGTGAGAATGTAAGCCGCGTCGATGGTGGCTCTTTCAGCGGCGGCTTCCATTAGTTCCTTAATCCGTTCTCTGATTTCCGGGTTCCGGATAGTCATAGCCCAAGCATTATTCTTGGCAGTCTTAGCGGAATATCCAGCCTTGATATACGCCTTATCCGCCGTAATGCCAGATGATCGATATTGGCAGAATAATTCTTGTCGCGGGTCTTTAAGAATCGGCATTGTGCATCGCCCGCAATTCTTCCAGCTTCTGCCTACCTAGCGCCCTACGGTAAACCTGGGCGGATGCCTTACCCCACATACGCTCGCACTTACGCCATCCCTCACGCACAAAAACCTCCGCGAACTCGGGAGGTATTGGCATTGGGGTGCGGGTGGGGAGGCAGCGCATGGTTATGCGTCTTGCGTGAAGAATGCGTTATAAACATCCCTCATAGCCTCAAGATAACCTTGCTGGTAATCGTCATCAGCCGGATCATCATCATATGACTTAATTACGGATTCTAGGTACGCCTTTACATCATCCACAATCAAACCCTCTCATTCCACAACTCAACCGCCGCGACTTCCGTATCCGCATCAGGGCCGATTGCCCCGCATGATTCGCAGGCCACATAGAACGACGCACCCTCTGTAAGCGTTAGCTCCGAGGATGCGCAGAACGGGCAGTCGTCGATTGTGGTTTTCATGTTGTGGCCGTAGCGTCTGCTATGTTAACCTAGCGTGAATTAAGGTCAGGACGGTATGCGCCGATCTTAGTCCAGTCCGTCTTAGGCGGCTCAAGGCGCTTAGGCTGCGGAATAGCTGCATACCTACCCTTGCTCGCATCCCATCCGAATTTTTCGGCCATAGCATGAACTCCGTAACGTGGGGTACTGCAAATATTGCAGCGCCCAGCCACAATGATAAGGATATGCCCGCAGAATGGGCAATGACATAGGCTAACCATATGCTTGGTCTTCGTCAATTATGTTAACGCCCACGCATTGCGCCACCTCCATAAACTGCTCCCGAGCCGCAGGCGTTGCCCGGTTCCATGCCCGGATGATGTGTGTGGCAAGCGTGCTGTCCACATCGTCATCCTCGAACATCTCGCCGTGCGTATAGCGATGCTGGGTGACAGCCTCCCGCAAGTCCTGCGGCTTTAACTTCTCCACGCTTGCTTTCTTGAGAAGGGCTAGGCCCTCATCCTGCGGTAGCGATGCCACGATGGCATGATGCTCCACAGACAGCGTGCGGTCGCGCAATGCAGGCGGGAACCTGTCAGCTGCCTTGCTCGCGTCCTTCAGAGCCTTCGGGCTAATGCCTAGCTGCTCTGACAGGAAATCGAACTTGGTCTGCTCCAGGTAGCCAGCTTGTTTGCCGGTGTGCATCCATTCCGCAAGGGACCAATCTAGTTCTCGGCGCTTGCCTACTAGGGTGCGACCTTCTTCGATCCAGGTTAGGGCTTCTTCGGGGAGGGTGACAGAGTGGATAAGGGCTGGGGTCATTAATCCTGCCCCATCATAAGAAGCATAACGGCGTAAAATGTGGCCTTGTCGTACTCATCCTTCCACAGATAATAGATGGTTGAGATTGCACTAGCGATAGCCACTACAGCCTTAAAAATCTCCATCACTTCCCCCTCTTAACAAACCGCCCATCAGCCCCGCGTGCCGGGAGTGTGGATAGTTCCTTGATGATTGCGCGCATCCGGGCGACTTCACTAGCCTTTATGGCGTAGAGTTTACCGGGAATGATTGTGGTTAGGGTTAGGTCGGTCATGATTTACTCCTTCGTCTTCGCTATGCGCGGTTGCTCATGTATGTGGGGTTAACCCGAAAAGTTCTTGCACAGCCCCTACAAGGCTCTCTGAACACGCAGACCGATTTTCCGCACCAACATACCATTTCCCATCCAGTCGGCGCTGCACGGCCACCGTAGGGCAATTCTCGGGCACATCAAGGGATTCGCCATCCACCGTGAGGGTTTTGGCGTGACGCAGGTTGGTGGTTACTAGGGTGCGGTTGTTGTGGTTGAGGTCAACCATGAACCACAGCCTCTACCAGCTTGCCGTCTTCGAAGATGAGTTCGAGGTTGGCCCCGCGCTGCGTTGTGTCGTATGACGTGCCCGCGTTGGCGTACAGCCACTGCACGGTGCGCACAGGCTTGGCCGGGGCGTTCTGCAAATGGAGTGGGCCAGATTCAGAACTATAGCTGCCATCAATGCGCCAAAGCCTCACATCCTCATCAACAATCCCCACAACCGGATAATCCCCCGGCGCATCCGTGCACAAGATACGCACATCGCGGCCATCGCGGGTCTGTACCGGTAGGTCGTAGTTGATTTGGGTTGCGTAGTAGGGGTGGGTTGCGGGGAGGCGGATGGTGGTGATGCTGGAAACCCAGCCTTGAATGCAAGATGCGGGATATTCACCCCATGTAGCATACCGCCACTGCACCTGCACCATATCATCATCCCGCACAAACTCAGGCCGCTTGCCATTGACGGGGATTTCTGGTCCGTATTCAGTCATGTCGTGTTCTCCTTCTCGGCCATGGCTATACCAGGATTGCGGGGATGTAAAGGGTTATTTTTGGGATGCTTGGGCGCGTACAAACGTGGACCCATCAAGCTCACCAGTCACAGGATCACGGCCGCAAGCCACAGGGCATGACGTGTTAAGGCCATTACAGCTTTCGCAATCCCCATCAGCCTTCTCAACCCGCTCCGCAAGTGCCAGCAGGGTAGCTTTGTCAGTCATGGTGTGGGTTCCTCACTTAATCCGAGTGCAGAATACGCCAGCATTCGTGGTTTTGGTCTTAACCGAACCTTTACCGAAACGAATGTTGGCACCGGAAGAGATAGAAGACTGAATCTTCAGCCTGTCTTCCTTGCTATGAGCGGTTATGAAAAACCTATCACCAACCTCTGCCAGTTCATGCCACGGGTATTTATTCCCAGGCTTCAGGAGTTCTTCAGGCCAGTCCCGCTTTTCGCCGAGAAATTCCACGCGGCAAGGCCCGGTCATTTCCGCCCGAAGGTTGTCGAGGATACCTAGAGCGGTGTCCCCGTCGATAATCGCCATAGCGGCCTCATGGAGCAAGTCTCGCTGCTTGCCGTACTTGCCGCACTGCATTGTTGTGAGGATCATCATGAGGGCCTTTGCGTGGGCCTTAGCTGCATATTCCATTATGTGTAATCCGGTTCGTAGCTGCGATCATTTGCGGCATAGTCAGTTTCATCGGCCCACTTATGCCATTTCCTTTTTAGCCACATGGGGAAGTCCGACCATTCCTGCGGGGTGATGGCATCCCCGCCGAGATAGCTCATCAACTCCGCGATGGCTGGTACATCACCTGCCGAGAATTGTGTAATCGGCTGCGGCATGTGAATTTCCACATGTTCATGATTAGCAACCTCTTCCGCAATGTCTTCTGCGTCCATTTCGTTGATACGATCAAGACGAGTCAAGAAAAGGGGCTCGAATAAACCGCCATTGCTGATTTTGTAGCAATAATCGATAGCGTCATAATGCTCTTCGAACCTGCGAAAATGTACTGAACCGTCATCTATATTGCGATATTTAAGAATCAGATGAGCGAACTTTACGCCTTTGGCCACGGGCAATCTCCTTTCTGATATATTCTGGATCGAATTTGTTGAGGTGGGCGCGATATTCCTTACGGGCCGCGCTCTTCGCCTTGATCTGCGCATCCGTAGCCCTGATGTGCATTCCGCCTTCGTCGAAGGTGACTTCATAAGCATCGGGAGCGGCTAGGATGCGCTGGTGGACGATGCCGCCTTCAAACTCCCCTTCATAGTATACGCTATGAGCCTCCACACCCCGAGCACCGCCCCATGCACCCTCAACGCCATAAGGTATGCCAGTTTCGATTTTAACCCTCATACAAGCCTCCAGATGCGCAGACCACCATCCATCTTCTTAGTCTTGAACTTCGCCCCATAGAGCGGCCCCTGACGCAATGCGTAGGCATGGGCCTTACTCCCGTTCTTGTCGCCGGGATAGAACACGCTCTGTCCTGGCTCCATCTCAGCAAAGGGGTATTTCGAGGGCTTTCCCCCAAAGCCGCGATAGGGCTTGTCGTCGGGAATGGGGTATCCGTCTTCGATCAACGCACGTCTCCTGTTACGATTTCACACTTGTAGCGACTCATAAAAGTTATGTCAAGGGGTGCATTCATGATTAGTTGTCCCGAATCCGTGGAAGTCCCGCGCGTGCACATATATTTGCTTTCCTGACAGAATAAATAGAAATATATAAATGATGTACTTAGTCTTCTCAGGCGATAGTGACAACTCGGACAGAAAACATAGGAGTGAATAGGAGTTTGGCTTGGAAACTGTCAAAAGTGTCCTGTAATGTGGGTTTATGAACGATTGTTCACGTCCTATTATTACCCGGATAATATTCCGATTAATACCCGGATAAAAACATCGTGCTTCCATAGCCGGTCCACCGCAAAATAATCCCTTGACCGCATCCAGGCGCTAGGGCATGGAGCGCTGAGAAGGAGATTGACATGCGAGTGAAGAACTGGACTAAGGGTGAGTGGTTGGCTCATGGCCCCTATGTTGATTTTGGGATCGAGTACGCCGCCGATGTCGGGCCTGCCAACGCCCAACTAATCTCGGCAGCACCTGAACTGGTCGAGGCGCTGGAGGGTATGCTAGACCCGGATATGAGCATGAGAGAGGCTATCTGCATAGCCGAACGCGCCCTAGCCAAAGCCTATGGAGAAAAGGTATGAACATGATTGAGCGAGTGCAGGAAGCGATATGGCAGATAGGAGCCGCTAACGACATAACCCAAGAGGATGCGCGTCATCTAGCCCGCGCTGCTATCGAGGCGATGCTGGAGCCTACGCAGGGTATGGAGCAGGCTGGCTTTAGGGTGCAGCAATGGGAGCATGGCCTTATTGGCGCTTACCAATCCATGATCCGCGCAGCACTGGAGGAAAGCTAATGCTATACGCAGAAAAATCATACGCAGGCCCCGACGCATGGGGTAGGACGTTCCATGCCACGCACTACTGGCACATCGCGGCTTGGAAGGAGCATGAGCGGGTTAAGGCAAAGAAGGAGAAAATGAAGTGAGTGACATTTTAATCAAGGCAGACATTTTTGAAGCCGCATCGCTTTGTATGTCAAAAAATAAAATCCGCTACTACCTTGAAGGAATCCATCTTGGAGGGGGTAGGCTAACCGCAACCGATGGGCACCGCATTTTCACGGCAGATCAGGAAACGGGCGAAGAACTTATCATCCCGGCATGGGTGGTTAAGATCGCCATGAAGGATATCAAAAATGCTGGCTCCGTAATCCTGCGCGGACATGAACTTATCGTTGGAGATAAAGGTTTTTGGTTTACGCCTATCGACGCCGCATACCCAGACTACAAGCGCGCAATCCCGGCTGAAATGGGCGAGGAAAAAGCCGCGCACTTCGATCCTAAATACTATGCCGATCTAGGCAAGATGGCTAAGATTTTGACCGGAAGCACGACGGGCTTTGATATCAAGCATAATGGCGAAGCACCATGCGGCGTACTGTTCGGTGATAGGGAGGACTGCCTAGCAGTTATCATGCCGGTTAGGCAGAATAATAGGCGGGTCTGGAAGGGCCTGCGAACCGCACCATAAAAAAGGGCCTCCCGCAAAGGAGGCCCCTAAGTTTATATAGAGAAGGAGTGCGGGCAAGGTAGCTGCAAAAAATATGCCCGCTACCGCTTTTAGGTGTTGACGGCTGGATGGTGTGGGTTCATAAGGGGTTCACAGAGACGGAATGGAGTGAAAACAATGTGGACCCGCAGCGCACGTAAGCCCGAAGGTTTCCTGGTCGAAGTTAATGACTGGAACGGCAAGATGGTTCACTCAGCTTGGTATCAGACCGTTGCTGAGGCGCAGGAAGCGGGGCAACATTGGGAACGCTTAGTAACTCTCGGCCTTGTGGATGGGGAGCCTGTCATGACGCTGGATGAAATAATGAGCGATGATGACTTGCTCGCAGAACTTCTAGGATAAAAAGAACCCCGGCCATAAACCGGGGTTTTTATTTGCGCGCAAAAAAGGTGTTGACGTGCCTTCTTGATGCGTTCATATCTTGTTCAACGAGAACGGAGAATGATTATGACCAAGCCCACCATCAAGCAGATTGTCGCGGAAATGAACAAGAACGGTTCGCCGGTTCGCCTTGATATCCGCAACCTCCCTATGTTCGGTGGCTGGTGCATCGAAGGTCAAGACTTCCTTCCTCTCGGCGGTGCATTCAAGACTCACGAAGACGCCTGCGCTGCACGTAGCAAGGCACTGGTTAAGGCTTGGGAGATTTACGACGCCGCTTAAAAAGCGCAGCACTGTCAACAAAAAAGGCCCCAAACGGGGCCTTTTCTTATGGTTCATACTCAATCCCAAACCGCCGCAAAAACACTATAGCCGCTTCATAATCCTCCCTTTCATAATACGGCCCTCCACAACACTCTGGATCACCACAAGACGTATCAGTCTCATATCCAACGATATCGTTCATGGCGTTAATGACTTCCTGCATTTCTTGTAGGTTCATGTTATCACCCCTCAGCCAGCTTCCTAATCAAAGCCACCGTATTCTCCCGGCGCTCCCGCTCACCGGTCGAGCGCTCCTTATACAACTCATGCACACGCGGGTTAACTACAGCCATGAACTTGTCCCCGCGCGACTTTATCTCGTTCAGCCATCCAAACGCCTCTAGCTGCTGACAGATAGGCTCAACCTGGAACTTGGTTAGCTTACGCATCCGGGTAGAGCCGCGCTGGAATGTCCGCATAGTGATCGTGTCAAGGTTATGCGCCACGATATAACCCGCGATATCCTCAATGACGGGCTGGTCCTCGGACAAGCCTAGAACGCCATTATAGAACGCCATAC